TCTCACGCAGATGTTTTAAATTAGTTGTCCTTAACTTAGGTTTTGGAACAATGAATTGTGAGTGCTAATGATATATAAGCACAAAGCATTTATAAAAAACGGAAAGGTAACTTTCCAAAACAGAGAACAGTTTGACAAAGACTTGTCTGGTAATGAGGGTAAGACTGTATTTATTACAGTACGGGAGCAAAAAAACAGGCGTAGCCTGAACCTTAACTCTTATTACTGGGCAGTCGTTGTCAAACTAGTCTCAATAGAAACAGGATATGATAAAGAAGAAACACATGAAATACTTAAGTCAATGTTTCTTCGCACTAAATATCAAATAAAAGGAATTTGGGTAGACGGAATGAAATCAACTACTAAGTTGAGCAATCAAGAGATGAATGATTATATTGAAGAAGTGAAAAGATTTGCATCATCGTCCTTAGGACTATACATACCAGACCCCAATGAAGTAGAGTATGAATGATTTAGAAATATTTATTAACGGCAACGTACCTTCAAGTAAGAATGGAAAGAGATGGACAGGGAAGTACCTGATTCATAGTAAGACTACAATGCGTTATATAAAAACATCTAAAGAAGAATATTTAGAACATACATGTCCTTTTAAAGAATTTATAAAAAGGTTTAATGCCCCTTATGTAATTCATTTTAAATTTTATAGGAAGTCTAGGAGGAAGTTCGACTACGTTAATCCTTTACAGACTGTGCAGGATTTAATGGTTAAGTACGACTGGTTGGAAGATGACAGCTCTGACCACCTCCTACCTATATTTGATACATATGAATACAGCAAGGATAAGCCTGGAGTATTAATAACAATAAAAGGAAAAGAAAATGTCAAAAGTAAAAAGAAGAACAGGGGGAACCCACTACACAAGACTGTTAGAGTATCTAAAAAAACACAAAACAATAACAAGTCTACAGGCAATAAGAGACCTAGGAAACACTAGGTTGTCAGCAACTATATTTGAATTAAGAAAAGACGGATATGCTATTAATAGTACAGATATACCTGTGCCTAATAGATGGGGAACAAAAACTATGGTTGCACAATATGAGTTAATACCATACACAACCATACCAACACAACAAGAAGATGGCTCTACTAAACATGTAGATTATTATAGTGCTGATGAAATTAATGGTGGTATGGATACATGGTTAAGTAAAATTTTAAGTAAGTAATTATGGTTAAAAAAAAAGAAACAAGAAAACAAGTGCGTAAAGCAAAGGTTAAAAAAGAAAAAGACTGGACACAATTATGGATAACACCTATTACAGATAATGAAGTTACAGACTTAAACTATTATGATGACCACATGTATATGACAAACTCTACATTAAAGATGTTTATAGATAAATGTCCCAGAGCTTTTCAACATATACTAAATAATCCTATTAAAGCAACAGCGCCAATGAAGTTTGGCACAGCGTTTCATATGTTGGTATTAGAAGATAAACAGTTTAGTAAGCATTATCTTGTAGAACCAGATAGTATAGATAAAAGAACTACTATAGGTAAGGCTACTTTACAAAAGTTTAATGAGTCTTTAAATGGTAGAGAAGCTGTGTCTTACAAAGACTTTTCGTTAATGCAGGGCATGAATGCACATTTAAAAGCAAGTAAGCATTATTCTTTATTAGAAAATTGTAATCAATTTGAAAAAATATATTTATGGAACAATGACACTTTGAAAATAAAATGTAAAGGAAAGATTGATGCGATTAATACTATAGATAAATATATAGTTGATTTAAAAACAACAAGAGATGCAAGTCCAAAGGTTTTTAAAGAAACTATTGTTAATCAAAAGTATCATATGCAAGCAGCATTTTATTGTGATGCATTAGGCTATAAAGATTATTATATATATGCAATAGAAAAAACAAAACCCTACTGTATATGTGTATATAAAATGTCTGAAGATATGTTAAAAGCAGGAAGGCTCATGTACACACAAGCTATTATAGATTATAAGGCTTATGTTCACGGAGGTGAGTTGCCACAAGATTATAACGAGGAGCAAATATACGAAATATAATGGAGATAGTATTTGTATATGGAACCCTAAGGCAGGGCTACCACAACCACAGATTGATTATGGATTGCAAAATTGTTGATATAGGTAGGACTGTAAACAACTATGCTATGTATGCAAATGGAATTCCCTATGTGTCTGAGAATGAGAAGGTTTCACAGATATATGGGGAATTATATTTGGTCAGTCCAAAAATTTTATTTACCTTAGATATGTTGGAAGGACACCCATCGTGGTATAAAAGGAAAAAGGTTCCTATAGAAACTTTGAGCGGTAAGATATATAATGCGTGGTTATATTTCAACGAAACTAAAACGGATAATTTAATTGCTTCAGGCGATTATACTGATAAGGATAATTGAAAAAGCACACGAAAATATATCTAAAATATTTTGGTTATGGTATGCAGGATTTCATACCATGTACTACATGTGGAAGTAGAGCTGTTGACATCCATCATATTTCAGCAAGAAAGATGGGTGGTAGCAAGACCAAAGATTTTATACAAAACCTCGCTGCACTCTGCAGACAATGCCATGAGAAGGCTGAATCCAGCAAAGAATTTAATGAAATAGTAAAACAAAAACATTTAAAATTATTATAATATGTGTTACACTACAATTAAAGTTCACGCTGAACAGTTGGCAGCGAAACTTGCTCAAAGAAAAGTTGAAAAAAAATGGGAAGCTTTAGGATGGTCTCCGTATATAGAGACTATAGATAATTATATAGGAGCTAGATATACAGAAGAAGCAGAAAAAGATTATGAAAAACATTACGCTTACTTTATGGAAATAATATTAAGCAAATCAATAACTAGTGATAAAGTAAAAATAAAAGAAAAAGAATTAAACCATGAGTAATTACATAAAAGAAAGAGAATTTCAAAACAAAATTATTGACAAAGAAAACATAGAAAAAATAGTTGCACTAGCTTGCAGGCTAGGAGATATAACAAAGGAAGAATTGTTAAGTGATTCAAGAATAAGATTAATAGGTGATGTGCGAATGTGTGTTGGTAATTTATTAAGAAGAGTTTTTGGATTAACAACTATAGATGCTGGTAAGTATCTCAATAGAGACCACTCTACTATACTGCACTATGAACGGGAACATGCTAGTTTAATGTTGTTAAACTATTATAAAAGGATATATTTAAAGTGTGTAAAAAGTGCAGAAAGTTTATCAGAAATGGTAGAGGAGTTAGATTATAATCAAGATGAGGTTATAAAAGAATTAAAAAAAGAAAACAATAATCTCTATAGAAAAGTAGAAGATTTAAAAATGAAAATAAATAGATACAAAAAACTTGAAACTAGACTGCAAAGTCTACACGAATTGTTGTAATTCTTTTTTATTTATTGTTTTGAAAGGGAGCAGAATTTGGTATACCATCTAATCGCTCCCTTTTTTTAAAATATATATCTAATAGTATTTATATTAAAGTGTTCTGAATATATAGTTTTAAAATCATGCAACCATTTACTTTTATATCTTAATGGGTATCTCATTACACCGCTATTGTTTTTAACCTCTGAAGAATATTGCATTAACTCTTTGGCATCTTCATTAGATTTGCACATTTGATTTACATGATTTGTTAATGCTATAACCTCACATTTGTTTTCTCCTGCTATATTTTTAACTTCATTAAACAATGCGCGGTACTCATCTCTCCACCCAGGGTAAAAAATTACAGGTGAATAATTTATATGAACCTCCCAGCCTAAAAGCTTTAACCTATCTATATCTTTTATTCTAGATGTAATTGATTGCATTTTTGGTTCTAATATATTAGAATACACTTGAGGCATAACACTAACCCTTACTCTAGGTTTCTTATTAAAATGGTTAACGTCTAGCTTTAATAGTCCAGAATATTTAGTAGCCATAGTGCTGTTAAGCTGTGGGTGGTCATCGTATCTTTTTAAATAATCGTGTAATGATTCTGGTAAATGTTTTTGCATTAATACTAAATCAGAATTACAAGCAACGTCTACCATTGTGTATACTGGGTCTTGTTGGTTGGGTGTCTTGGTGTATTTAGTTTCCCAGTCAACTACAGAATTAAATATATCATCTACATTCTTATTAACAAACACTCGTTCACCATTATATCTAGACATATAACAGTATGTGTTTACACAACCACCAAAGCAACCATATATTATGTTGGGTGCAATACAGTCTGCGCTATTGTTATTGGGTTTTGTTATTAAAGTTTTAGTGTTTTGTACTTTGATAGGCATATATTAAAGATACAAAAAGGGTCGCAAATATACAAATTATATAGGAACATTATAAAACAATTCAGCCTGAAGACCATTGTGCTTCGACCATATAAATCCATGTGCTCTTTTTACATTTCCTATAAAACCTTTATCATCGTGCCATTGGTCAGTAGCCGCCATACTACCTAGATTCCTAACAGTAATACCACTAAGCTCACTAGTAGCTCCAATCTTTTTATGATGAACGCCATGTAGGTGCCCCCGATGCAACTCTACATAACGCACATCACTCCATATATCTCTAAACCTTTGAGGTAATATTTGCACAGCTTTATCAGCCTTCATCTTATGTCCGTGGTCAAAGGCAATTAAATTATTTCCATATTTAAAGCCTTTCATAAGCGGTCTAGTGTTATCTATCACCACATTCTCGTTATGCTCGTAGAACAGCTCTAATGCATCTCCTAGGTACATTATACATTCTTCATCGTGATTACCAGGCATAACAACTACATGAACAGGACATATACTAGACAGTTCGTCAATTACCATAGTAATTAACTTTCTACCACGTTTATACATTTCAATATGATGGTCACTATTAAATTGAGGAGTACCTTTAGTAGTCCTCGGAATAGGTTTATCACCATCAGTATTTAAGAAATCATTACCTACTACAAATAGAATCTGGTCAATAGTAAATCCAGATGCTCTCTTCAACAAATGCTCAATCGCGGCTATCAATCTTTCTTGAGCAATATCCATTGAATAATCATCACCTATTATACCTATCTTTCCTAAATGTAAATCATATGCGCCAATCTCTAGACAATGCGCGGTAGTGTCCTGCCCCTGTAGTTTTGTTTTAACTTTAGGCTTATATGTAGCCATATCCTTTAAGTCTTCTATTAAAGATTGTCTAGTAATCTCAAGATTCTTAAATGGGTCAACCCTTTTTAATTTAGCCTTACAACGATACATCGTAGTAGTAACAGGTTTTCTATTGTTGTCAAAACCTGTTTGCTCATAGGTTCCTATATCATACCAATCTACCTCCCATTCACTATCATCTACACTAAATGCCCCTAGTAAGTCATCTAACGACCGTATCCTAGTGCTATCTTCTGATATTATAAATTTACCATCAGGACCCTCCTCCATGTGTAATCGTTCCTTTTTAGCATTTTTATTGTTGCTATGAGTTCCTCTAATTCTTCTAGCTATACTTCTTATTTGTTCATAGTTAGTTCCAAATATTTTAGCAGTATCTGCATACTTACCATCTAGTCTATCAGGATTGTCTAGTAAGAATTTTTTGATTTCGTCTACTTTTTTCATAATGTTACTTTGTATAATATATTTTTTTTAGAAACACCCATTTCCTCAACAATATTATTTATATCAAAACCCATTTTCATGTCTGAAAAACAATCTGCGTCAGCTATATATAATTTAGGGTTTTTTAATATGTGGTATTTTATATACACCTCCATAGAGTCAACCTGAAGATAAGTTCTATTATCTCTTTCTGAATCTTTTACAGTTTTTATATATGCTAATTTTATAATATCTTTTGAACACAAATTTTTATTAGTTGATTTGTTTGACACAGAGCTTAGTGTTCCATCTGGGTGTATAATGTCCCAGCTTCCAGGTAGGTTTTTTATTTTATCATCAAGCTCTAATTTGTTTTTTGTTGATTGTATAGAGGCAATAATGAGATATTTCATATCAAACATGCCCAAATTTCATTAATTTTTATTAAAAATCATAGAAAAATAGACTATTTTATTAACAAAATAATGTTAAAATCTACCTTTTACCCCTATTTCTTGCTCTATTACGTCTTTGTAGCTCTAAAGTTATAGAACCATTTTCATTATGAGATGCGTCCTTACCGTCCCCCTTTTTACTCTTAGGATTATTTTTATTCCACTTATTGAGAGATGCGCGGTACCGTTTTCTATTAGTAGTGCTATGATATTCTGTATCGTATTTTTTCTTTTTAGCTCTAGCTTTTGGATTCTTTGCATAGAACTTTGCGGTTTTAGATTTCCCCGTTCTTTTACCAGCTAATGAATTTCTTGCCATATCTTAATCTTTTTGGTATTCTAACAAACAACATATCTTACCCCCTTTATTCATTTTTTTTCTTTTAACAGGAACGCATTTATCTTTACCTTTTTTAGTTCCAGCATACCTATAACCTTTCCAGCATGCTTTTCCGTCTGCACCTTTTATTTTAGCCATAACTAATCATATTGATTTTGAATTACACAACCTCTTTCACACTTCCATTTTCTTAAAGACTTGTTTATCCTAGAATTAGGGTCTCTTTTCTTTTTAGCTCCAGTTAATTTTCTTTTCATACCTTTCATTCTAGCACAAAAAGATTTTTTTCTACTTTTTCTTTTTCCTGTTGGTTTGCTTTCAGTTACAGGTGCAGCAAGTTTACTGCCAGGGTTAGCTCTTCTATAAGAAGCTCTTCCTTTAGCATTAAGTCCTCCTGATTTATTTTTACCCGCTTTTCTTTGCCATGCTGGTGTTTTTGCCATAATTTATCTTCCTTGTCCCCTATAAGGTTTTTTATAACTATTTTGTGACTTGCTAGCATTTTTGCTATGCACGCCTTTTCGTTTTTTACCCCCATTACTTCTAAACACAAAATTATTTCCCTTTGCCATTTCTTACTTTTTCTAATGAGCGTCCTCCAAAATAAGAACCCACGATTGTTATTAGTACCATTGTTAATAAATCTGTCCACTTTTCTTCAACTTGAAACTCAAGAAATCCAGCGTCTATAAATATCAAAAGCATAGTACACACCATTACAAATATAAGCATTAATGGTCTAACGTTTTTTGACAGCCATGAATCGCTATTCATATCAGCTTTCCACCTGTCTGTTATATTCTGCTCCATTTGGGCTTGATGACTAAGTATAAGCTCTTTTAATTTTCTTTTAGCATCTAACCTTTCTTCATCGGTAGTTATTACCTCATCTAATATTTCACCTGCATTACCAATCAGGTTTTTAACTATTCCTTTTAACATACGCAATTACCATTAGTTATATCTTTATACGTGATTGTCACGTCTTGCCCTATCTTTATAGCTTTAGCTATTTCTGGATATATTCTTTTGTAAGCCTGTGTAGACTTACCTATAAAACCGTCCTTCTTGATTTTGTTGTTTTCTTGAGAGTCCCCGACAAGGAGACAACCTGCAGTATGCTCATCGGTATTACCACAATGTATAAGTATATAATCAAAATTAGGCACATCAAGAACGTGAAGCATCCCAATATGAATGTCGCTAAAACGTTTTTTATATCTTTCATTATACCCACCAACAGTCCTAAGACCAAGCTTATAAGTCCCTTCAGGGATTCTAGTTTCTCCATATTTTTTTTCTTTTCTATATTCATCTTCTAATGTATAACACAAAAACTCTTTATCAAAGTCTCCGTTTGATTTGTATAATAAACCGCTTGTAGAGTCATCACTGTTTGACACCCTTATTACCTCTAGTTTCATAATTGTTTAAGTTTTGTTTTTAAATTTAAAGTTAATTGATTTTTTGTGTCTGAAGAAATAGAAATCCAATCATCTGTTATAGTTGGTTTTTTTTCTTGTATTTCACAATAAGAAATGCCTGGATTTTTTTCACCTGTATTTAAGTCATAAACACCACCTATATATGTACTGTTTTTTAAAACTACATTTGCTTTTGTCAAACTCAAATTAATAGTTATTTCTGACACCCCACTGGGGTTGTTGTGAACAATATTAAAACCAGATGTTTTGTCAACTAAATACTTCATTTTATTCGTTTTCGTTATTTTTTTTCACTACAAAATCTCCATATAACCAATAGTTTGCTTTGACAGGAGTTAATACATCTTCACTAAGATACGAATTATTTCCCCAAGTGGTTGAAAAGTAAGTTCCAGCTAGCCTAATATATGACTCTTGCATGGGGTCAAACTGACGATATCCTTCTTTTGGCTTAATGTGAAACTGCAACTCTTCGCCGTCAGGAATTCCCATTTCACCTAAAAACACAGTTGTTTGATTTGTTACAGAAAACGGTTGTGTCCAATCATAATTTTCAAAATCCTCTGGAAAAGGAACAGACCCGTCTATTTCAAAAGTATCATATATAAATTCTGGGTCATCAGCTTTTGTTATTTTAACTATATATTCAAATATATTATATTCAGGAGGGTCGTTTAAAGTTAACCTCATTAAATCCATTGTCATAGCAGTACCTGAAGCTCTTATTTCTGCCTTTTTTTCTACAATTCTAGTGGGGTCACCTTGAGCTGGAGTTCCTTCAAATCCTTGTCGATATACTCGTCGAATACTTTTAGCAAGAGCTCTAATTGAAAAAGGGCTTCTAGGGTTGCCTGGAGGAATCCAATACGCATAAACTTTTCCATATATTAATTGACCACTTCCATTGGGGTGTTCTGCAGGAATAAAAGCTCCCGTCTCTGGGTCTGTTGGCCATTCAGCCATTATTTCTGGAGTCCAAAAAACTTCAGTATATAAACAATTTTGTGCATTTATTTCAATCTTTTGAGATAATCCAAACTGACTACCGAAACTAAAAACTCCAAATCTAAGACATATTTCCTCCATTTGCCACCATGGATTTGTACCACCCAACTCTGGAGGTGGGCCCCCAATAACTCTAGGGGTATAATGTTCTTTACTTTCAAACCAAAATTTCATATCATGACCTTGCCACTCTGGTTTTTTGGGTAAAACAACAGTAAATTCCCAATGTCTATTAGCCATATTTCGACTTTCAGCCCTGTCTTCTAAAGGACTTAAGCTTAAAAATCCAGCATAACCTGGATTAAAAGAATTTATTTCGTCATACGTCATGCCATAATATGAAGTAATTATTTCATCTTCTTGCGTATTTGACGTGGCATAGCCATCCCAAAATATTCTATTATAATTACTATTGACACCAACTCTCGCTATATAAATTGGACTATCAAGAGTATTTCTAGCTTCAAGCTGTTCATAGTGACTTGTATCATCAGTTGCATCTTCAAAGTCCCAATTTTTTCTATAGTCTGGTGTGTTAATATTTAATTGACCAGTATTACCCGCGCCAGTTATAGAATTACCATTTTCTTCGTCATAATGAGCATTTAAACCTTCATTTTCGGTTTGTGTATTGTAAAAGGTATTACCACTTTTACATTCTACAATTCCTGTTTCACCAGTTGTTTCGTTTAAATAATGCATATCAAACTCAATTCTAGGAAGGTCGCTATTACTCCAAGCACTTAAATTACCATAATGCTTAAAAAGAGATTCACCTGGAAAAGGTAAATGAGCTATGTGATAATAAGGATTATGTTCTGGATTTAATTCTACACCCCACATTGCAGCACTATAATTGCTTCCCTGGGGAGCGCCTAATTGTAAAAGAGCACCATCCCACATTAAATCTGTAAAACGATTTAAATCAAAATGAAAATTTCCATGCACATGAGATATTCTTTGTATAATAGAAAGTTTAAAATAAGGATTAAAGTAATCATATTTTTTATACACATTAGATGGCGCGGAAGTATCGCCTTCTGCAACATTCCAATATTCATTATTTTCAGACGTTTGAAAACCTGACCCCTCCCCGTGCCAATCCCAATATGTGTTTGTGTAATGGTCAGACCAGCTTGAATTAACTTGGGCGCCTACATCATTTAAATAAAATTTTATTATTTTTCCTTCCATAGGCATTAAGTCTAATCGATACCTGTTTGGATTTTCTTCAAAAACTGGAGAGTTTTCAGGATTTGGAACTTCTGGGTAATTATCATTTTTAACAATAGTAGTTCCAAAACTCCATATACCCTTTTCATGACCATATGTACTATTATTTCTTCCTATAATCTGTTCATAGCCATCATATTCTAATAAACTTTTGCCAGGCGCGTCGAATACATCAACACTTTTAAAGTAGTTTTGATATGACCAATCCCCTATATTGGGAACAAAGGGTGGAGACATTGTTTTTAAATGTTTAAACCTGTATTCAACTACAAACTTTCTATCTCCTGCATTATCCCAGTCTATAAAATCCCATCCTGTATCTGCTACGTTTTGAAGATTATTTTCAGGGTGTTCCATGAAGCCTCCAAAAGGAGTTACAAATCTAAAAAGAAATTCATATGCTCCAGGCTCACCAGCTGTAGGATTAGAGTTTGTTGATATAGAACCATCAAAAGTGGGTTTAAAATTGGGCATAAATGCTTCTGCTATAGGTATTATTGTCGTTGGAGTATCTGGGTCATTTAAATTAAAAACTTGAGTATTTAAACCTAAACCATAGGGGTTAACTTGTGATTCTCCAAGGACGCCAGGCACATTTGGATTAATTGTATTATCCTCGTTTGTTGTGTATAGACCATATATGTCATTAAACTCAGGTTTTACAGGGAATCCTGTTCCGTCAGGTCTTGTAATTCTGCACACAGCCCTTATCTCACCCACACCAATATTAGTGCCTTCTGTGTAAAACGCTTTATCAACAGACATTCCATTTAATATAAACCCCGATATATACACATCAAATTGTGGCGAATAACTTTGATTAAAATAACCCTCATCTTGTTGAGACCCATCATATTGAGAAGATAAAAAATCTATTCCATTATTTATACCAATATCAAAAGCTGTCACTGGAGATTGTTCACTATTATAAGTTTGGTTAGAAAAAATAGAATCAACTTCTGAAATTAAATTTACATTAGAATTGCTCATTAACCACCACGGCTCATAAATTGTGCCATCTAATCCAGCTGTGTTGCTTATAAAATTGCTAATAGCTTGTGGTAAAGGAGGCATTCCTGCTAGTTGATAATTAGATTGGTTAAGACCATATGTTAAAGAAGAGCTACTCGCAAAGGGTGTCCAATACAGCAACCCGCCTTGATAATTTCCAGAAGGCTCGCCTGTTTGCCAATCTATAAAATTATTTCCATACCAAGCTTGTTGCTCTTGTATTGTATTTATAATAGGCATGCCGTCATCATCATACACCTGCTCTATGCCCCAAGACGATAAATCATACGTGATGCCATCAAATTCAATTATAAATTCATTATACACTGGCTCTTGCAAATAAGCATCTTCTGTAGGCACGCCCCAATACGTAACGTCACCACCGCCTGACAAAACAAATCCAGGCAGGTCAGCTTCATTGGTGTAATTTAAATAATTCCACATAGTGCTTTCAATACCTAAATAAGGTATTAAATTCCATCCTGGTGTATTTGTTGATGCAGGAAAATTTGGATACGCAGAGCTATCTGGAAATGAACTTCCCAATTGTTCAAGCATAATGTTAGAGGGTTCTTCTATTCCAATAGCGTCTGTAGGAATATGCCCTAACTCAGGATATGCGGCAAACATATCTAAAAAATATGATGTTTTAGGATAAATCAAATAATCTTCATCCCAATCAACTAAAGATTCAACATAATAAAAAGGAATCCATGCGTCTGTTGTTTCTTCACCCTCTGCAAAAATAGCGCTATAATTAGTAAGATATGGAACATTATTATTACTAGTACTACCAGTTTGATAATATGACCACCAAGGAAAAGCATCAGGATATTCTAATGCTGCTCCTCCAAACATTATATTAAAAAAATCTGATATACCCATTGGTGGAGGCGCCAACAGTTGGTTTAAATCTTCTAAAGATTCAACAGGAGCGTAAGGTAAACCCACTTTTACAGGATTAATCCTTCTCCAATCATTTACTCCTTGACCCACATTTACGGGAATGTCTAGAGTATTGTATATATACCAAGATGTCTCATCAGACACGCTAGAACCATAGGGAGCAACCCCCCAACCTATAGGGTCAGATGGGCTCAATCCTGAAAAAAACATTTGAACAGAAAAGTATGGGTTATTACTAAGATTAGTTTCTGATGGATACCAAAGCAAATCTCCTGGAGTGTAATTAGCCGCCAACTCCAAAGAAGCTTCATAAAAATAGTTATGTATACCATAAATTATTGCTGAAGGTGAATAGTATTCTTCCATATTGAGTGATGTAGACGACCATATGTCTGTTTCTTCATCTTGATTTAACCAAAGGTCATACACACCTTCATAGGGCTCTAAATAATTAAAAACATTATCTGTATAACTAGCGGATTGAAAATCAACACCAGAATAAGATTCTTGATTTTCAAACCAGTTGGACGCAACAACGTAATAATCAGTGTTACTCGCATATCCCCAGTTTATATTTTCTTCTTCTGTTGGGTTACTTATATAAGGACCAATATTCCAAGGGTAATTGCCCGTGTGAAAAGTAAAAGAATCTCCATCGAGATTAGTCCACGAATTAATATTTGTAAAAGTTTCTGTTTGAGGCGCGTAATCAGGGGTTGCACATTGAGTGTTGTATCTAACAGGGATAGGGATTACGGACCATTTGTACATATATTCCCTTTCATCAAAAATACATCTAACTACATTTTTTCTATGTATAGTTGTTTTTAAAAGAAGCTCCTCCATACCATCTTTATAGGTAAGCTTGTTATCGCTCCAAACTTCATTATTATCAATATAATCTTGATTAATATACGGAAAGTCTATTTGGGGGTCTTCATAGTATAGATTAGTTCCGTTTTCTTGATTTGCTTGTAAAACTTTCCACTCTGGAAGGTAGCAGGGATAAAGACCTTCATCTCCAACAACATGAAACCACTCATCATAATAGCCATTTTGCAGTATATTTGAATCTGATTCATATGGAGACGTCCATAACTCTGTCAACTCCTCGCTCATCCAACCAACTCTTAAATGCCAGTTGGGTATTATATCCTCCATCAAATCCTCTAAATTTATTCCAATATCATCAGGATTATATGTAAATAAAATATAACTATATGTGCCAACTATAGGGTAAAACCCTTCTTCCCCACCAAGTGTATTTACTGTAATTTTACCATCCTCAACAAGAGTGTTAAATGGTATAGGCGCTCCAGTAGATGTGGGCATAATTGTACCCACTGGATTAGACAGGTTTTTGAAAGCTGCAAAAAACGCTACATGACCCTCTGGGAAAACATAATCAGAACCGTCTTCATTTTTAACATTTAAAACAAATTCAAATTTATTGCCCCTTAATGTATTTATTTTAACATTTTTTGCCCAATATGTAGATATATTTTCAGGCATAATTCTATTTTATTTTTAACCTTCTTCAAAGAATCCTCCTTCACCAGCAGGAACACCTCCTAAGTTACTTGAAGGGTTGTCGTCAATAACAATAAAATCGCCAAACAGCCAGTGTGTTAATTGGTCTGTATTTTCTGTAGAGTCAACTTTTTGTGTAAATATATTATATTTATATACACCAGGGGCAGGCCAAAAGCCAACATCATTGGTTGATGTTATTGTTATTTTTCCGTCTTCAACAGTTGTGTTAAATGTAATTGGCGTGGGGGTGTTGTTTGATAAAACGCCGCCTTGATAAGCAGCATATATATTTTGCATTTGATTTCCCGATGGTGTTAATACCTGAAAGTAACCATTGTCTGTTTCTGTAGAAGAGTTTGTGAAATCATAGTTTTCTCCACTACTTGTTTTAACATTAATAACCAATTGAAAATGATTACCTCTTAAAGCTTTTATGGTAACCTTTTGTGCTGAATATGCTAATAACTCTTGTAACGCCATTATTGAAACTTATTTAATATTATTGTATCTACAGAGTATTGTATTGTTTTTTTGTCCACCTCTAATTGAAACATTATATTAGGACCAAACCTTTCTCTTTCTTCTCCATTTTCAAAAACTAAAACAGTTGGTATTGCAGACACATTATATTTGTTTTGTATTTTACTACACTTACCTATATCAACCCTATACTTCTCACACTCCTTGAGTTTATTTAGTTCTGCAAATTGGTTAGCAGAATTCCACTCAACCCAAAATTCTACTACAACAACATCTTTTGCTATTGTTTTATTAAAGTTGTCAGAACTTACAAATTCCTGTCCAAAAGCGCTACCTACTAAAAAAAATAAAACACCTAATAAAATTAATATATGATTAGCTATATTCATTGCATGTCGTCTATTTTGTCCCTAAGATATTTAATGTCTTCTTTAATTTCTTTGACATCTTCTTGTGTTGTCATAATAGTGGCACGTATCATTTTGTCTTTCATGTCAAACTCCATTTTAGTAACTTCTGGTTTTGGTGGAATTGGAAGTTCTTTTGCTTCAGCTATATCGGCTTGTAGTGTAAACCACATACCCACAAAAGCAAAAATTAAAACGGCTAACCCGCCTAATGTTTTTAGACTTACTTCAAACTTGGATTCTTCTGATATTTCTTTCATTTTTTTGCGAATTTTTCAACTCCACTAATTCCAAAACATCCAAGAACTACCCACACAAAGGAGTCATATACAAACTTATTAATAACTAGGTCTTTGCCCACCCACCCTGTTACTAAGTCAGCTATCATAATTAAGACCATAATAGCAAAGGCAACAAATCCAATTATAGATTTTTCGTTCCAATTATTATCGTCTTTAAATATGTTCATCATTTCTTCTTTTTTCCACCCCAGTATTCAACGGCAAAACCCTCTTTTACTAAAGTGTTATTTACGTTAATAGGCAAGCCTAAGTCGTCTGGGTATATATGTAACACGCCCAAAACTCTACCAAACTTACCAACGCTTTGACTCTCTACAACTAAATCACCTTTATCTAAAAGCTCAACTAATCTATCTTTAGATGCTAGTCCACGCTTTTTTTCTTCCAAGTCTCTGGTTCTAGATTCTGGAGTATCAATGCCTGCTAGTCTAATTCTTTTTTTTATGGTTACATCAAACCCTAAATCTATATTAGCATCTATTGTGTCTCCGTCAATAACTCTTGCTACCTCTGCTTTGTAGGTGTACATTAATCGTATTGTTGAGTAAACATGTCTCTCCTGCCGCCTTTCTTTTTGCGTTTTTTAGAAGATGAATATTTAACTTTTCCACCCTCTTTAAACAGTTTACCTGCTAGCATACCTACTGGTCCTAACATACCAGAACCCGCAGCTCCTTTAACAACGTTACCAACCTTGCTCATAATATCTTTAAAAGCCATAATTAATTTATTTTATATTTAATACTACCTCCTTCGATGTAAACACCTTCTGGTCTTCTTATTACTTGTCCCTGTAAATTATATAGTAAATTATCAGATATTGATTTATCTAATATTTCCCCAAGCGAACTGTTACAAGGCAAACCAGTGTCGCAATCTATATATTCTGTATTGATTTCCATTATTGTGTCAATAATAAATATCTCAACATATTCTATAACATCTATAAACATTGTATCTAATACATCTGCATATACAGTGTCTGTGTTATATATATATTCTGTTTCTATAATTGTTTCGTACTCAACTATTGTATCATACTCTGTTATATACTCATATTCTATTACTGGAATCTCCACATATACTGTGTCACATTCTTCTGCTGGTGGAGCGCATTCTTCAGCTTCTGTAGGAACAGCTCCATTCTCATCACCCGCATCAATACAATCTTCCCAACCATCATTAAGCCAAGAGTTTTGAACACATCCCATTGGAGCATATTGAGTCCAATTAGAAGGGTCATCACCACAATAAAATCCGTCCGCTTCTGCGCAGTCTAAACATAGTTGCTGAAAGTCATATCCTTGAGAAAAGGCAAAAGAAGATATGATAAACAATATGGATAATAGTTTCTTCATATTACAAAAATAAATAATTTATACCAATCTTAAATTCATGTAGTGGCTTCATCCAATATCTCTGGTGAGTTCCCTCCATAAATAATCCCAAGCTTTTTGTTAACCTAACCCCCAATACAAGACCTGCGTCCCATTCTATTACGGCTGGTATAGGGTCTTCCTCCCACTGGGGTAGTGTGTAATCGAAGCTATAATCATCGAGTCCAACATGGTAAGGAAGAATATTCATCCAGCCGTGTAACCACCATTCAGGAGTCCATTTGTAATAAGCAACTCCCAGTGTAACGGATAATTCTTTTTGTAGTCCTAGTTTTTCTAATTCACTATCATTAAAATCATCAATAGCATTACCAAAATGGTACTCCATAAACTCTCCTGTTGTGTGAGCCACTTGTACTGAATCTCCACTAGATATATCAAACCAATCATAGTTAACGTAGTTTCCCTGCATCCATTGTTCACTTACATAACCAAAGTCTTCTGCTATAGCGTTAAATGGTGTTACTGCGGGGTCCCAAAACTCATATATTGGTAAAAAGCCATATGCTGGGTGCACTCTAAATGCTCCGCCTATTGTAAAATCCCAATTACCAACGTTTTTACGCCATTTAAGCTCAGATAATATATATTTAAGGTCTACCCTTTGATTGTCCACAAACTGTGCTTTAAAAACATACGAATCACTCAAATAACGTAAGAAGAAATCCTGATTTATGTACTCTTCTCCCCTATCTCGTATAAATGAAATATTTGCAAGGTACTCAAAACCCTTTGCATTACCTATGGGGGCTTTATTAGACATTGTAGACTCTGTTCCATCATAAAAAGACTTAATCTTTCCCTCATAATCAAAACGAGCCACTTTGCGCCATCCTAATGTAAAATTATAATCATATGGATTAATTTCTGTTATATCTATAAGTTGTTTGTCTTCTATCTTAAACATGCCGTCTTCTAGGGTAGAAGAACCCATTGTAGAAGACGCGTAAAAAGTAGAATACTTAAAGAAGTTTTGTGAGCTACATAATGTAGTTAACAATATAAAAAATAATAATATCTTTTTCATTACACAAATATACAAATTAAAATTTATTAGCTATATACTGATACTTTCTTTGAAAATAATATAACATATTAGACCATCTTCTTTTAAAATTACGATTAAAAAAAATAACATCACTTGCTCTTGGACCAGAATGCTCGTTCTTAAAAATAAGAACTTCATATATAAAACCCTTAAAAGTGCCAGTTGCGCCCTCAGAACTACTCATTCTAGGCTGTCCCCCTATAGTTATACTAGGATGATGTAAACTAGCTCCAGTAAATTCAAAAGTTTCATTTAAGCCTCCTGACCAACCAGTGCCTGACATACCACTCATAGTAAAGCCAGGATTCCACAATCTCATATATGTTGGAGAAGGATAATCTCCTGGACTTGAACTAAATTCAGAAAATTGATGATGAAAACCATCAGCCTGCAAACTAGTATAACCACTAGTGGGTTGATTATTATTATACATTTCATAAGAATTCCACATATGGTAATGAAACTTCCTGTCATCTGTAGTATCATACTCAGTATATCTTAATTGCCTTCCTGATATTTGATTTGCATCATATATTTCTAATGTCCCTTTGTAAGAAGTGGTATCTGCAAAAGAAAAACTTAACCATTGATTTGGTGTAGGGTTTGCTGCACCATAATCATTTGTTGTCATAAAAAACACATCTTGCCTTTGGTCTACATCTGGGGTTAATCTTTTGCACACAAAATACATAGTGCAAGTGTTTAAATCTATATCCGATGTAGAAAAATCTGTATTATTTACACTGCCACTATTTTGTTTAGTTGCCTCTAAAAACTGTGAGCCATTAAAAACGGCAAATGATGGATTTCCCGAATTACCACCTAAAAATGTAGGACATAATGAAGATGCTCCAGTTTGAGCAACGTATTGACCAAGAGCTTTATTTCCAGCAGTAGTCATGTTTTCATTAAGGTCACCCTGAAGATAAGCTTTATTGTAAGCTAACAATATACTTTCACCAGCAGTAGGGGGAGCAGAACCACCGCTACTTACGCTTCTTAAAGAAGATACATCTGTAAAATCTACCCAGAATATTAAATCGGGGTCATTAGCCCTATCTTCTGTTACATATTGAGCCTCTACTTCTAAAGGATTTAAAAACCTTCTTCCTCGATTATTATTAATACGAGTAATCATATCATTTTAGGAATTAAATAAGCCACAGCCCTTACAAACTGTCCAAGCCTCACAAAATTCCATCTGCCGTATAATATAACGCCTTCTACTATATTATCTCCAGCTACAAAGGGTCCAGCAGTATGATTTACATCATCAGCATCTAAACAATCTTCTATTAAAGCTGTTGATTGTTCTACTATTGCTGGAAAAGTTAAACACCTTTTACTTCCCGCCACATCTAATTGAGACGTTAAGTTTGAAGGAGAGCCACCTAAAGATGTAGATAATTGTATTGTTTTATCATTTTCATTTTTGCTTACAACATAATATGTGGTTGCAGAATGTGGAGCAGTAGAAGTTCCTATAGTATAACTTGACAAGCCTAAAGAAGAATCTGTTTGCCCCCTCTTCCAATAATTACAAGTATGGCCAACTCTTATATACTTCCAGTCTAAACTATTTGTAATTTTTATAGTATCATTAGCAGAGCTAACATTATTACCGTTAAATTGAAGAACCATAGAGCCGCCAAAATGTGTACCCCAATACAAAGGGTGCATATCATCTGCAACTAAATATTGAAATGAATTATCTATAGCAGAAGACTCCCTATTACTTAATATATGAATAGCTCCTATAAGATATTTACTAGAGCCTAATAAAGATAATTGTTCCCCAGAATCTAACGTCACCGACCCATATTGACCCAGTGAAAACTTGGATAGGTCGTTAACATTCATAATTTAAAATGTTTGTGAAGTCGCTGCTTTTAAATACACAATAGCACTTCCTTTAGAAGAAAGAGATATTTTTTTCCATCTTCCTTCAAACAATGTTCCCGAAGGTAATTCTAAACCAGTAGCCAAAATATCCCCTATTTCTCCTTCAGCACCAAATCGTGTTATATGGTCATCAAAACTTGTCCAAGTTCCACCATTAGGAGCAAGTGTTCCAAAATAAGCTGTTGAACAAGGTATTAATATATCAATTTCAGTATCACTTTCATTTACATTACTAGTAGACGCAGAGCCTAAGGGCATAATACCTACTATTTCAAACTTAGGAGCCAACTCTAACGTGTCATCATCTACTAAAGTATGTTTTATTCCATTTACAAATGTAACAGTGTTTGTTGCAGAAGAGGCAACTGTTCCAACAGCTCTTCCTGTTAATCCACTTATTACTTTATCTCCAGCAGAAAGTCCTGTTCCAGCCACATCAGCTACAGTAACCGATTTAGTACCAGCAGAATGAACGCCATCAACAGTAATTCCATGAGCAGCACTTGGCCCTCTAAGGTCAAGTGTTCCGCTTGCAGCTAAAATTAATGAAGCATCGTATAAACTTGTTTTATGTATAGGCATATCTTATATTTTTATGGTCTTCTTCCTCCTTCTTTACCTTTGCCGCCTCCCCCTTTTGGTGGTGGTGATGAAGCTTTTTTTGGAGCTTTTGGAGTCATGACCTTAATGTTTCTACTTTTAGTTAATTTTTTAGCTTTAACTCTTGATTTAGGTCTAGCTTTTTTTGCACTAGCTTGCTTTGATGTGCCAGTAGGAGTTGCTGATTGTCCACTTCCTGTTTGAGCTGGCCCTATTTGGTCTAATAAACTTGCCATAATTATATTGTTTAATGTGTTGTATCTTCAAATATGTGAAGAAATTCATATTCTTGTGTTGCGTTACTTGCGTGTGTTACTTTAAAATCATTATCTGCTTGATAAGGAATTAAAGCGGCTCCTCCTGGAGGAATGTTTCCAACTACTGTAGAGCCTAGCGTAACTAAAAGCTCTTCTCCTGATGTTGAAGATAAATTTTTTAAAAAAACATATCCATTTTTTGTGCTAGTAACAAGACTCGCTGTTATAATAGTTGTAATAGCTGTTTGTCCATTTGAAATTCTTTGAATACCACTTGATACATCTAAATTATCTGTTAAAGAGCCTCTTTTTCTCATTGTAAAATTGCAGTATACACTTATAGGAGAGCTAGATATAGTAGAGCTCTTTACTGATACACTTGCTGTTACTACTGGTGTTGTTGGATTAAAAGCCATTTTTTTCTTTTTTAATTATTATAATTCTTGTCCTGGTATATATCCTGCATCCGCACCCTCATATATTACCATATACTCTAGTGGCCATGTATCGTCTGTTGATAAAACAGTAATATCCGCTCCATCATGAAGTGTTACAGGCATATATATAAAATCTCCCTCAAACAACTCACAAAGCAAAGCTCCAGACACATCTGTTTCATATATAGAAAACTTTCTAGTTCCTTTAGTAGTTGTATTTGGGTTGGCTATATACAAATAACCTCTACCTCTAGTAGCAGATGCGCTTGCAGCAGTATAAGACGATGTGTCAAATACTAAAATTCCCGCATTACTATTATTAGTTCCTAAAACTCTTTTTAATCCCGTGCTTCTTTTACATCCAGCTCCGTGAGTAATATCATGAAGTTGCATTCTATTAGACACAGACACATCGGAAGATGTATACCCAGATGTACTTATGGTTAATGAAGCTGTTGCCGTGGGTGTAGTTGAATATGCCATTATTTTATTCTTTTATAGATTATACAAATATACAAATTATTATTTATTGTCTTTTTTATAAATTAAATCCCTCAAAAACATAGGCATAGTTCTTGAAAAACTACCTTTTGCTTTAAGGTCTCCCGCCTCAAATCTTTCTGTTTTTCTTTGGTATTTAGCGCCACTAACTAGCTGAGACATTCCTATAGCTATATTCTCCCCTGTTTGTAACATTGGTGCACCAGCCATATACAATAGCTTATTTACATTAACTAACAACATCATATCCATCATTAGGTCTTTTAGTTCTCCAGCAACACCGCTTTCATCATCTTCATCAAAAGCCCCTGCTAATATAGCTAAAAATCCTACCATCATAAAAAATGCACCCCTTCTCATAAACTTTTGTACAGCCTCTTGTTCAAATTTCTTAAGGTCTCCAAATTTTTTCCTAACGTCTCCAAGGTTTCCATCATGAAAAACATCTTGAACAAATTTACTAGTCATTCTCCATGAGCCTATTCTTTTTTCTCCAAATCTAGTAATTTTTTCTCCACCCACTCTATCCATTAAGAATGTAGGAAACCATCTTTTAAACTGAAGAAGTCCATTTACTATAAAATAGTTTTGTACTAGTCTTTGGTCAGTAGCAGTATAACCTCTACCTTGAACACTATATACATTATCTTTCATTTGTTGAGCTGATGGAGTTTTGTCTGTTCCCTTTTCTATCGTATCAAAAACCTCTTGATTTGTTACAACTAATTCTCCGTCTACCATTTTATAAGAATTCCATTGAGCTTCTGTTAATTGAGAAACAAAAGCTGCTCTTTGAATATAAGCCTCTGAGCCAGTCATAAACATAAACATAAGCTGTCCAAATGGACCTCCAAACATTCCCTCTGTTGTTTGTGTTGTTGGCTCAGAAATAAGACCAAAGTGTTCTGTGATACCCCAAACTTTATTATTAGAAAATCCTCTAGCTTTGTAAGCTTCTCCCCAGAATCTTTTTTCACCAACCTTCATGGTACCCCAACCTGCTCTACCAAATTCATTATACTTACCTATAGCAATATTAAATGCAGCAACACCAGGCTTAAGAGCTAAGCCTATAAACATTGTCCACCCCATTAATATTTCAGATATTTTATCAAGGCTAGTGCTTTTACCATCTTTACTTAGCAAAGATTTTTTACCCTCTCTTAATAAATAAGCATTTTTATAAAGTTCAGTTACCCATCTTTGAGCTAAAGGGTTTCCTTTAAATTCTTGATAGTTTATTATACCATCTATTATAGGCATAAGATTCATAGCTCCTCCATAAGAGAAGCCCTTTGCTTTACCTACTTTAGAATCTAATCCATGATAAAAGAAATTAGTTTCTATATATGAGTTTAAATTAGCATGTATTTGAAACGAAGAAGCAAACTCTGCACTTTTAGAACGAGCCCTAGTATATCTATTAAACCTTGTTGCCTCTGTTAAGTTTTCAGTATTTTGATATCTTACAGCAGGTAATTTTGCAGCATCTATACCAGATTTTAAATGTCCTTCAGCCTGCCTTACTAGTCTTTTTATTTTATTCTTTCTACTCCAATCATTCACCGATAAACCCTGATAAGCTTGGTCAACTTTAGCCTCTTCTATAAATTGTCCTAATGTAGCCACCCTTCCACTTTCGTCTTTAACATGAATATCTCTTAAAGAGGAGTCATAATTGTGAGCTATATATGATGATGTCAAGTTTCTATTAATCATCATCTCAAACTTACTAGCTTTACGTTGTGGAATATATAGTTTTTGTTTATCTCTTTGTAAAACAGGTTTTCCATCATTACCCTTCTTAATAGATAAGTGGTCATGAAATAATCCTGTCATTTCTGTGTACATATTATAATAGTTAAGCTCAGCTTTAGTAAGATTATTGCCCGCAACCTCTTTTAATCTAAGACTTCTATAGTATTTTCCATCATCTCCAACTTCCTCTACAACCTCTACAAGATTACCAAATATATATTGATTAAACATTTTGACATATCTTACTGCAGGTATAGTCATATACACAGCTTTTAACATCCACCAAGGAATAATTTTACCCTTAAACTTTTCTTTTAATAAAGCATTGTAAGCGTCGTCTGTTTTTTTCTTTAACTTCTTAAGCTCTCTTCTGTATTGCATTTCAGACTTATCAACCTCTTTAAGCATTTCTCCTATCTCTGTTCTTTCTGCAGTTGTAATGTCTGGAGAAAACCACAAATCTCCTTGAGATATATCTTTATATCCTTTCTCTCCTTTTTCAATCTTTATTTTAAGATTATTAAGGTCAGCCTTTTCTTCAGTAGATAAATCTTTATTAATTTCTAGTATACGATTTACACTATTCATAGCCATTTTAGCGGCCATAATTTTAGTTATTTCTTTATATAGTTTAGCAGAAGCTGTTTTATCTAAAGGGTTAATATCATTTTTAATTATTAAATAAAGCCTTCTAACACTGTACTTTCTTTTTTCTAATTCTGTAACGCCTAACGCATCTTTCTTTAAATACTTTTCAGTTAAATCTTCTACTATAGTTCTATCCTGTATATATTTTATATGAGCCTTGTCAAGGTCTGCTTTATCTTCTGGAGATAAATTATTTATATCAGACACACCATTTTGTCTAGCATAATCTGCATAATTAAGTTCTGTTTTTTCATTAAAGAATTCTACTTCTTCTACAAGTTGGAACATTTGTTCAGAACCATACTTGCCATCATGGTCTAATATATTTCTACCATCTTTAGTTTTACCTATTGGTTTGTTTTCGTGAGTAGAGACTAAGCCCTCGTCTTGAAGTTGATACATCTTAACAGCACCCTTATCTTTCTTTTCTCTAGTAAGCTTTTCATTAGAAGGAATACTCTTACTATCAAATACAGATGTTTTACCAGCTTTTAACACAGGAGATAGTTTAACATTTTTACCACCATCAAACACCTCATATATCATTTCTACATTATGCCCATTGTTTGAAGGTAGATTTATTTTAACAAATGCACCTGGAACTATCTGGCTAAATCCAGCTAATCTTTTGTTAACATATATACTCCCAGCTCTTGTTTCTGTGTTTTTATAATCTAATACTTTAGTTACATCTTTAACCCCTTGTTTATTGTTTAATAACACAGAATGAGCAGACTTTCTAACATCTATATCACTCAAAGAGTCATTACTTCTATTGATAATATTATTTGTAGAAGCCTTTATAATTTTAGATTTTTGTTTACCATATAAATATGGGAATAAACTATTTACACCTCTGTTGTTGTTTTCAACTGCTTCGTATAAATAAAGAAAATCTTGAATGTCTGAAGGAAGTTTATCAAACAACTCCTTTACACGTTTAGGCTCCATGTTTTTAAGAACATCTTTATTTGGCTTTATAGTATACTCGCCATCTTTCCTAAACTCTCTTTTTAAATTTTTAAATTGACCATCTACAATTCTTGTTACAGCTTGGGTGTTAGTTTCGTTGTGTGTAACATATCCTGTTGGTTCGTCTTTCTTTTCTATTCTTAATAGATTTCTTATAAACTCATAGTTTTCTGAACCTTTTTGTGAATCTATTTGCCCTATAATGTCATGGAATAAATAAGATAAAGGAACACCATCTTTAAACATATTGTTTAAATTTTCTAAATAAGCTGTTTTATCTTCTTTAGTTAAGGGAGTTGATTCTAAAACAGAGTCCATCACCCTTTTTGTTACCCCAAAAACATCACCATAAACACCTTGTCTAAATAAAGATTCAACACGAAGTCTAGCCATTATAGATTCAACAATCTGTTTCTTTCCCTTTTTAGTAACTTTGTTTTCTATAGAACCCATAGTATCTCCGCCAATAGGGAAGATTTTATTAACAATCTGGTGTTCATTAAATGCTGGGTCCATCTTTCTTCTAACATCTGCATATCTTAAAAGAGTTTCAAAATTCTTTTGAACAAGAGGATTGTTAAAAGTTATAGCATCTTTAACTACATTAAAGTTTCCTTCAAATATTGCTCGTCTTAAGGTTTCAATATCTTTATTAGAAGAAACTAATTGAGAAACATCTAGTTTAGATTTTGTATCACCTGAGGCAAGAATTAATAAAGAATCTATAAGCTCAAACCCCTCAACTGTTGTTTCAGGCATATTAGAGTCAAGACTAGATATCTTTCTTATAGCATCTAATTCTTGTTTAGCATTATGATTGTTAGTTTTAGAAATTAAAGTCATTACATCATCTACTACCAAAGAGTCTGTGTTAATGTCTATAGAAACAGCATCTGTATTATTATAATCTAATTTTTCATTAACAAGAGCTGCTAAACTTTTTGCCTCACCATTTTGAACCTGCTTAACAAGGTTTCTAACTATAGGGCTTTGTAATATCTTAACAGCAGTTTCTAGTTCTACACCTCTAGAAATTAAATCTACATATGTGGGGAATGTGTATTCATTTAAGTTAAGGTCAGCAGCAAATCCTTTATTAGCATCATCTAAAAACATATTAAGTATGTATGCTAAGTTTAACCAAGATTTACCTTGGTCTTTATATGACCTAACTACAGGAACCCCATCTATCTTAGTGTTAAGTTCCATTCCAAGAACATTACTAGAGCTTAATATTTTATGTGCATTATTATATGTTGCAGATATACCAATATTCTTTTGTCCTTCTCTGTTAGACAAGTATATATCTCTATTGTCTTTAATACTCAAATCATCTAAAATAGGAGCTTCAATTTTTAAATTTTTCTTTATGTTATTAACAACACCATCCAATGCATTAATACCGCTTTCTGTATATACTTGATTTCTACCATCCATTAACATGTCAGCCATATTGTCAAAAGCATCATTCCACTTTTGTTTAGAGCTACCTTCTCTTGCGTTTTTGTTTTTACCAACTATATGTAAAGCGTCTCCATCTAAATCAGAACCTAATATACTAGACACATCAGATGAAACTATTACCATTGTTCCCTGTCCTTTTGTAATAGATTTAACTTTACATACAACGCCATCACCCATTTTAGATGTAGGTATTCTTTGAACTATTATAGTGTCGCCTTCTGTAAGTTTAAGGTTTTTAGCAGTAGACTCGTCTATTATAACTTCTGCTGGTGTAATAACATTACCGTCTAAATCTCTTTCATATCCCTTTAACCCCTCTGATTTAGATATAGAGTTAGCAGGAAGTTCTGCGCCTACAGCAAAGTCAGTAGACTGAACACCTAACCCACCAGGCCCTCTCATTTTAGTAGCCTTCTTAATTATATTGCTTCTTACTATTGACTCTATTACCTCAAGACTTCCGCTATCTAAACTTCCATCTTCTAAAAGTTTTATAGTAGACTTACCATATGTATCAGGGTCAACAGCACCCAACACTTCTTTTAATATAGAGTTTAACTTTTCACCAGTTATTGTTTTTTCATTTCCACCATACTTATTAAAGATAGCATCAGTTGGTGATTTAAATGCATCTACTAAAGATGACATAAGAGCATCCACTTCTTCTTTAATTTCAGCATTAGAATACATCATAAACATAAGTTGTTTAGATAAAGTAGCATCACTACCCATTTTATCTAACTCAGTCTGAACACCAAAGAAAGAACCATCTAATCCATACTCTACCTGACCGTCTTTACTGAATTGAAATAATTCATTTTGACTCTTAGCTAATGCATCTAAATCAGATAACTGGTCAACAGTCTTGTAGTGTTTACCAAGATTACCTGTTACCTTAATAGCAGACTCTGTCATTATTATAGGAACAACCTTAGTTCCTGCTCTACGAGTTTGAGCTCTTCTAGCTCTTAATGCTCTTTGTAGTGGTGCAAAATTAGGATTGTCTTTCACAAATTCTTTTGTAAGTATAAAGACATTTGTTTTCCCATAGAAAGGATGTCTCTTACCAACTTTAGATTCTAATGTTTTATTGTCTAGGTTTTGTCCATAGTAAACAAACTTATAGTGTTTTCCCACAGGTCTTACTGCACCATACTGTTGTTCTATATATTCAGCATCTTCAGGCAATATAAATGAACTTGCATCTGTTCTATTAACATCTCCCTTCATAACATCCTTAACCATAATAGGCTCAAGTCTTACATTACCCAGGCCAACGTGCATAGCCACAGCCCCTGCAGAACGCTTAATGTAATCCCTTGTGTTTTTAAAATATTCTTTTGGCCCAATAAATAAGTCTTTGGCATAGTATTTGTTTAAAGCATAGTTTAGGGCTATTTGTTCTATTAGTTCAACATTTTTTATTTCACTACCTGTTTCTTTTAAAAAGTCCTTTAAATCATTAACATATTTTTTAGTTTTTTCTGGACCAAAAATTTTATCAGACCATTTTTTTGCCTGTTCATTATTATACAAAGGAGCATTACTTAAATGTATCTCCATAGACTTATCACTAAAAATAGAAATAGATTGACTGTATTCTTTTTTATTACCCTCTATAGCGCTTTTCATAAGCTCTATTTGTAGTTCGTGTATTTGATTACCAGTTGACTCTCCCGCATTAAAACCCTCTCTACCTGATTCCGTAAATATTTCTCCGCCCAATATTTGTGTAAGAATAGGTTTTGTCCCATTCATCATCATTCTTTGCATAATATGGTTGTCGCCATATAGCTCTTTAAACCTTTCTCTTCCTTCAGGTGTTTTTAACATTTCCTCAAACTGAGGCATCATATCCATTAGGATATCCATCTGGTGTTTCTTAGATGTAATAGCAGTCTTTTCTCCACCAGGCATTTGATACATGGTTGCAAAGTTCTGTGCTCTTTGATTTTCTATTATAGCATTACTAACATCTTTAATAGCATATACAGGAGAATATCTTTGACCCTTTTGATTTTTAATAACAAACTCAGTAGTAGTTCTAGTAAACTTACCATTTCTTATTTGAAACATGCCATACAAAGCTTGTCCTTTTTGTTTTATAATGGGAACTAAACCTTTTGTTGTTTCTCTTTCTTTATTCTTTTTTGCAATATCTAAAGACTTTTTTGCAGCAGATATTAGACTGTTTATTTCTTGCTGTGTTGGCGGGTTTTCTAACTTTAATAAATTCTTTCCATTAGTTTGTATCCACTTTTTTAAATCATTAGTAGTTCTACCTGGAAAGGCGCTAAATCCTGCAGTGCCAGCAAACAATGTGTCCCCATTATCTTTAACAATCTCTTTAACAGAATCTGTTTCCATTAATCCCTCTACACTAATACCACTATTTTCATTCTTTAATCTATCTGGTAAAAGATTATTATATATATATTGAGCAGCCGCTTCTCTTTTTGCAACCTCACTTATATTACTGTTAAGTTTGTTATGTAAGTCTACAGCTCCAGATATAAATTTAATTTGTTCTGCTTGAGAATCTTTACCATTCCTCTGCATTTTATTCTGTATAAGCTCTCCAACTTCTACACCCCTTTTTGTTATAGCTTTAGAAATAGATTTACCCTCTACCTGCTCTACACCTTTAGGTTTAGTAAGTCTAGTAACTACACCATCCTTTCCAATTCTTTGGTTGTAAGTTAAATACTCTATTCTTTTAAAACCTTTTATGTCGTGGTGATGGTCTCTAACAGCATTGGCTGCATTTAATCCTTTACCTCTATATAAAGACTCTACGTAGTTATAGTATCTTACAAGAGTTTCTTCTCCTATACTTAACTCTTCCTTGTTTTTAAATTTGTTTTGTAAATCTCTTATTCTACTTACATAGTCGCTTTCAGAAATAAGACCCAGTGCTTTATCGTGTATACCATACCATAGTTGAGCATTCAAAAACTCCTCACTAGGAGACTTGCCTTGTATCTCCTGCTCTATTCTAACAAACCTCTTAGCCCACTTACCTCTTTGAGATGTGTCTCCATTACGATTATCTAAATAGTTTTCTAACCAAACCTCTTGTTCAATAGACTCATCTTCTGTTAATTCTCTTTCAGTGTTGAATATTTTTGATTCAATAAACTGTTTTTTAATATCACCTAAAGCAGGTCTTTTCCCCTTTTCTCCAGGCTTATCTTTAGTTCCAAAGTAATAGCTTGCTTCAGTTGGTGTAATGCCACCCTCATCTTCAAGGTCTCTCATTATATCCCATATCTTTTCTGCTGATTCTTCTACATGGTTTCTAAAGTCTTCTAATACAGATGCTTCAATCTTGCCATTATCATCTCTCTCCATATAATCCATCTCTTCATTATAGAAGTCTTCATACAGTTCTAAAGCAAGTTCTGTTACATTTTTAGCAGGTGTAGTTTCACTTTCCTCTACCTGCATAAGCTTATCTCCAAAACCTTTTCTATCTCTTCTAAACTCAAACTTACCTTTTCCTGTAAACACTTGAGCATCGTAATCTTTCATTACCTCATCAAGAATATCTCTAGCATTAGCAAGTTCTTCATTTCCTGTTTTTTCTAATAATTCTTTTTGCTCTGCTTTATTAAATGGTCTTTTTGCTAAACCCCAAATACTTGTAATAGCTTTTCGAACTCTACCTTTTTTCTTTGGAAGGTCTATTAGTCCATTTAAATCATTGTCGCTTTTCTTTAAAGACATAACTGTTACTACAGCTTCTTCAATAATAATTCTTTGGTCAGCATCTGGAAGTGGAATTATTTTATCTTTTGCAAGCTTCTTAGTTGCATACTCATAATAATCTTCTTTAAGTTGCTGATTACTTTTACCACTGTCTTTATGTCTTTTTATATACTTACTTCTAGAAATTATATCCTTGTTTTCAAAAACTAAATTTTCAAAAGACATTCCATTATTAAATATAATCCTATCCATATAAAGCATCTTAGCCTTTTGGAAAACAGCTTCACCAAGAACTAGCTTTTTCAAAGCTTTTACAGGAGCACTATCCCAATGCTCCATAAGATAAACGTGAGCTAACTCATGGAATAAAGTTAATTGTGTAGCACTGCTAGCATCAAGGTATACAGATAGTCCTTGAGCCATACCATAATATCTTAAACCACCCTTTGTTTGTGCAAAGAAATCAAACACAACAAGGTTAATACCCTTTTTAGCAAGCCTTTCTCTAAAAACTTTTTCAGCACCAAAATACCTGTCAGCAACAATCTTACCTCCTATTTTAACCTTATACTTTTTAAGGTCGTCCATTCTACTTTCAACTAAATCTACTATTTCTTTTTTAGTAAGCTTACGCCTATTTCTTTCTTTCTTTTTAGAGTTAATCTCTAGTTCATTATTATCCTTTACTTTTTTCTTAGCTTTATTTTTTTGTTTCCCTGCCCTATCCTGTTTTGCTGTTTCTGCTTTTTGTGCTTCTTGTAATGCTTTCTTTTCTGCCTTTAATGATTCTATTTCTTCTTTAACTACTTCTACACCCTCAGGATTAATTGCGGTATTTTCAAGATAATTTACTCGCTCATCTATCTCTTCAATTCTTTTCTCTCTTTGCTTAGGGTCAGTTTTTTTAGCCTTCTTTTTATTCTCTTCTATATTAGCTTCCTTTTTCTCCATCTCATCCCTTAGCTTCTGCTGCTTAACCTCGTTTCTTTTCTTTCTATTTTTTTCATTTATCTTATTAACCTCATCTTGTAAAAACTTACGAGCATCTTTTTGAATTTGTTCCATTCCTAAATGGTAGTCGCTTACAGTTTGTTCCTTTAAAGCAACAGCAGATTCTCTTTCAGCTTCAAGAGCTTCTATTTCTTTTGTTTTTTGATTTATTAACTTGGCGTTTCCATTATCTGGCCTAGCTTCTATTTCTGCTTTTTGAGCATCGTAATTGTCATTAAGGTCATTTATACTATTTTGTTCTTGAGCAATAGCATAAGCTAATCTAACAGCCTCTGTTCTAAAACCTTCTCTTACAGGTATTGTTTTAAGAACACCATTTAAATATGGTTGTACTGCAGTTTCTGCATCTTCTAATAATTGAAAAGCAGTTTCTATTTCAGCTTTATTAACTTTAAATTCAGTTATATTTGCAAGTAGATGATTCAATCTAGCTTTACCAAGTTCAATACCCCCTTTACCTAAAGCTACAGATGATAATACAGCGTTTTCTAATACCTCATATCTTCTGTTAACTGTTTTTTCTTCTTGAGTGAATTCACCACCTTTAGTTCCCTCTTGTTTTAATTTAGCATAAGCTTGAGCAAAAAGATTACCTTTACCACCCTCTTTAAATCCAGAAGCTTCAACCTTGTTATCTATTACATTAGCTCTTTCAGCCGCCTCATTCCACATAGATTTAACAACACCCCTAGCGCCCATTAAACTACCCATAGCAAAAGACACCAATCTTGTTTCAGCAACTTCAGGACTATTATAGTAGTCATAATAGCTCATAAACTCTTCATCTTTCATTTTAGCAAGATTAGTTTTTACTCTCCAATCTTGATAAACCTCTTGAAGCTCCTCCATCTTACCATCTGCAACAGCTATACCACTACTAACAAGTATATTAGTTGCAGCGCTTTTAAATGTCTGACCAGTTTTAGCCTTCATCATATTACCTAAACCCTTAAGTCTTCCATCAAAAATAGAATACTGAAGAGCATCAACAGCCATATAATAAGAATTATCTCTCATTACCTGCAAGCCAACTATTGCTGCTTGGTCTTTTGTTAATCCTTCTTCTAATGCTTGTTTGTGAGCTTCTCCTGCAAGAACAGCTCCTTCGGATAAGTTAGCTCCTAAACCACCTCCAAACCAACTAGCGGTCCCCATTCCTGTGATTTTAGAACCAAAAAATTTCATTCCTATATCTGGACGAGCTTGATATCTAGCTAGCAATTCTGTAGCTCTTTTTACACCATATTTTTTAACAGCAGCTGGGGCAACCATTCTAGTGTAAGCACCTGCAGCAGCTTTACTTCCAGCTCCACCTGTATAAGCAAACACTACCATGTTAGGTATTTGTTTAGCAACTTTAGTGAACCAAAAGTCTGGAATTAATAATTGACCATAATCAACTTTTATATTTCCTTCTGCGTCTCTTTTGATAAATTCTTCTCCATGCTCATCTCTAAATTGCTGTTCAACTTCATCATCAACAGTTTCTAAAGCAGCACCAATACCCCTAAGTGTATCAGTGAAGGATTTAGTTACATCAATACCTGTAAAATATTCAAATGTTTTATGTAAAGGAATAAGTGGATTTATTAAATTTGGCGCTGATAATTGAAGTTCTTTTCCCTGTTGATAAGGAGTTCCCTTTGGGTCTCTTTCTTCGTATATACTTTTAGCGCCTGTATCTTCCGCACCTCCTATCATTTCAGAAACAGAATCCGCCCAGTCAATAACATCTCCTGCTGCAGTAAATATTTGGGAACCTATGCCCGCAACAATACTTCTCCAAGCCATTCCCATGTGAGAAAAATCTTTATTTCCTAATTTAGAACTATGAGCAGCCTGTCTAACATTATCACTATGATGTTCTGTTATTCCTAATACATCAAAATTATTATTAACACTGCCTTGTTGAGCATAAGCTTGCCTAGCGGCATCCATTTCATCATAAACTTTAGGAGACTCATATCCCTCCATAACATCTATAGGGTCAAAGGTGTCTGCCTCTATAAAACCATATTGTCCATCATCACCTGCTGTAACGGCTGTAGGTGACATGTTTTGTTGAGGAATATTTTTAACATTAACTTCAGGAGACTCAAAAGATTCTGTTTGACCAGAGTCATATAGTTCTACCCCTTCTTTTTGTAAGGCCTTGTCTTTAGTAGCCTCAGGGACAGGATTAGCTGCGTTTCTAAAAAAGTTTATATTTGCCATGCTTTTTATTATTCAGACTGCTCCCCTAATATACGATATCCATTTAATATAGCTTGCATATCACGCTGTAAAGTAGCAACTTCTTTCTTTGTTATTATATTGTTATCCTTAAACACATTTAAATACCCTGGGATATCTCCTTCTTTTAATTCAGCAACAGCCTGCTGCATAATAGGGTCTTGTGATGTAGTTAATGTTTGTATAAATACTTGTGGGTCCATTTTATCCTCTGTATAACTTAATGAATGAGCCATAACAGCAGAATAAACAAGAGGGTCAAACTCTTGTATTCCTATTGTTTTCATAGACTCATCTAGTCCATTATGTAAAGATGTAATAGCTTGTCTTGGATTATCTCCTGTAAAAGAAAATTTTTGACCTGGAGTGTAAACGTATTCGCCTGGTGAAACCTCAGCTGCTGTTTTAGCCTTATAATCCATATCACCCACAACATCATCAAACTTTTTAGCCATTCCAGGATTATTCATGTCTATTTCTATATGTATATAATCATCTTTTCCTCTCCAAAAACCATCTTGGTCTCTTAAAACCAAAGTAACTACTCCATCTTTTGCTTTGTTTTTATTAAGTTCAGCACCATTCCCCTCTGCCGTAACATCATCATATGTTAATAATTTTGTTTTACCATTAACTCTGTCTGTTGTAACCTTAAGTCCATATTGGAATCCCATAACTTCTAATCCTCCTCTTTCATCATAACTACCGCCAAAAGTTTCTCCTAAAGACATAGAGTTTCCGTCTGTATCATATGCTGTTACACCTCCATGTTGTATAAGTTTATTTATTTGGTCTAAATCAACCCGCATATCATTAGAGTTTAAATCTTTCTTTTCTATATTAAACAAACTAGAAACAAAATCTTTTTCTTGACCATAAAATATTCTAGTTCCATAAACTGCACTTTCTCCCACTTGGTCAAATATTCCCCCACCAGCACGGTTTCTTAAGTTTTCTAACACTGTGGCGTTACTTCCTGTTTCCCAAAAATAATTAAAATCTCCCTGAAACCCTCTATCTAATTGCTCGTTCATTAATATTATTTGGTCACTAGCTTTAACAGAATTAGCTTTAGATATTCTTTCTTGGTCTCTATGCCCCTCAATAGAATGTTTACCACCCATAGTAGTATTAAGATAGTTTATTAACATATCATTTGTTATACTACCTCCATGAGACACATGAGTATCGTTTATATTCTTATCTAAAAGATAATTAAATAAAACTTTATCGTGATTATCTTTATGATTAAGATAAGCTTCCCCAACACTATTATATTGATTAATATCTAATCCTTCTTTGTCATAATCTAGATATTGTCCGTGAAATATAAAAGCATCATTTTTACCACTTTGCCAATCTTGAAAACCTTGATGGTCTATAGCAGAAACTAAATGTGGATTTGAATTAACCACATCTAAATATTGAGTTAAAGCTTTATGATTATGTCTTATAGTTTTAGCTTCATCACTCATAAGAACAGCATCTCTATAGTTTTTTAAATGTTGCATACCGCCCCCTCTCATAAAGGCAGTGAGGTCGTCACCATAAAATTCTAATTGAGATTTAATTTCAGCTTCAGCATCTGAAGCAACAGTTTGCATTTTTTGTAAATCTTGAGGCCTGTAATGTTTTGCTAATTGTTCTGCTTGAGCATTTATTTGGTCAAGATGATTTTGAACTTTCATCTCGTTTTGTTGTTCCAACAGCTTAGCTTGTTGCTCAATTTGAAAAGCTTTAAGTTTATTTTGCTTTTCTTGTTCAGCTCTTTGTCTACCTCTTTGTGCAGCAGAAGCCCAATTTCCAACTATTCTTTGATAATTTGCCATTTTTATTATGTTATTTTAGTTCTATTTGCTTGATTTACTTCTGAATCTATATCAGAGCCAAAACCTTTTTGTTCAAATAATTTAGCATAAGCATCCATTAAAGGTTGTTGAGTAACAGACTTTACAGCATAACTAACATTTTCTAATGCAGTTTCTATAAGTGCATTACCTATTTGCCCATGTAAATTAGATTTTCTAGCAGCTTCATCATAAGCCATTTTATTATCTATTTGACCACTTTTTTGTTTGTATGTATTTTGATACTGCAATGCCTTTCCATAATTTTTCATGTTTTCTCTTTGCATAGCAGCATCTGCAGCACTTAACTTTAAAAGACCTTCAACTCTATTGGCGTTTAAAACACCTGCATTAGCTAAAAAAGCTCCCCTACTACCTCCTGCTGCTCTCATTACATTTCTTACGCCCAAATTGTAAGCTTTAGATAAATCTGCATTAGCACTTGCTTTTTCTTCAGATGTTAATCCTGACTGAGCCATTTCTCTCATTTTTGTCATATGAGCATTCCACGCAGAATCTAATTTAGGCATTTCTTCTACAGGAATATCTTCTAAAGCTTTGTTCATGTGCTTCATCCCCATTCCTCCAGCTAACAAACCTAATGCTGCACCAGCAGCTATTCCTAAACCTTGACCAATTCCTTCTTTATTTTTTTTCCACCATTCTTTTCTTTTTTCACCTTTCTTTCCTTTGTCATCATCATCTGTAGGTAAGGTTAATTCTTGTTTAATAATTTCAGGCTCTTCTGTATCTGTTGGCTTAACTTCATCAACAGTTTTTTGCTCTAAAGTAATAGGTGTGGTTTTCTCTATATTTGTTGGTAAAGGTTCTGGTATGTCTACATCTCTACCTTCTACTTTAGACACCCAAGGTTCAATTTCCTTTTCTACAACATCATCCATAGTTTTTAGATGACTTACGTTTATTTGTTTATCATAACCTTCGTAGCCAGGACGCTTCCATTCCATGCTTCTATGAGCAATACTACCAATTGGTGGTTTTTGAACATAAACCTTTTTACCGTTTTCGTCATAAGTTTGATTCCAAACTTTTCCAGCATTGGGGTTTACAGTTTTATAAATATCTCTTAAAACTTTAGTAATCCCTGTTGGATTTCTTTGTTTTTGTATCCACTCAGGAACAGGCTCATACGGGTCTCCTTTTAAATCTTTTCTTTCTTGAGGTGTAAGTTCATTATATGATTTATTATGTTGTTGATATGACAGCCAATCCATGTGTGTTTTTGCCTCAAACTCTCCTCTTCTTCTTTGATTCTGAAGTCCTCTTTCTTGTAAATTAGCTGCTTCCCCTTCAGTAAACATATTATTTCTTTCACTCCAATATCTTGAGTCAGTTCCATTTTTTATAATATCAGCTCTTATTTTTATATACTGACCCATTCCCTCCCTGTAGTTTTCATCAGAAGGCTCTTCATTATTCATAGTGTTCAAAACCTTTTGCACTTCATCTTCTACACTAACATTTACATTTCCTTGCGAATAAATATCTGTTGGCTGCTTTGTTTGAAACTCTTCTGGAGCTTCAACTTTTTCAAAATCAAGTAACGTCCCGCTTGCAGGTGACGAATAGTTTTTTCGTATATAATCTAATTCTCTTTTAAGTGTATTAGAGTTTAAAGGACTTCCTGCGCTCTTTAAAGCCAATGAATCGCTTGCAAGAGTTTTTACAGTTGTGTCTATTATTTCTGCTGGAGAAGAATTATTTTCAAGATTTTGGTCTATTGTTTCAAAAAAGTTATTTACAGCCGCGCTTTTTCTTTTAAAAGGATTTGGGTCATTTATATCTCCTTTTGTTCCTGTCCCTCCATTAAAATGATGCATTGTAGTCATTGTATCATAAACAACATCAGGCACTTTTCCTATGTATTTATCTCCTATTTCTGAGTCAACTTTTTCAAAAACTTTTGCTGCCATTGCACGCTTAGTGTCTTCACCAGAATCTATTTTAAGTCTAGAAAAACTACCATCTTCTTGTTTAATTTTTATTCCACTACCTTTAGATTCTTTTTGTATTAACCCTTCAGATAAAAGTTGTTTTGTTGTTTTTCCTAAAATACCAAGGCTTTCCCATTTTTCAGCAGTTTCTTTAGGAATGCCATGTGCAACTAAATCTTCAACTGTTTTTACACCTAATAAATCTACACCAAAACCAACAGTAATTCCCGAATTATCATTAGGGCTATATGAATAGGAAACAAAATCCTCCATAGTGTTAAGGTGTTGCAATCTTTCTTCGAATCTATGTATATTATTATAATCTGTTTTAGCCATAATATTCTTTTATTCTAGTTCCATATTTAGCTGTTCCTGCCTTTTTCCAAGAATCCATCTCTGAAAAAACAAGCTCACCAGCTTTTTTATAATTTTTAGTTGCTTTGTATTTGTCAAGTTTAGACATAGCTCCCTTATCAAACACACCCTCGCCTCCTGTTAATTCCATGCCTGTATCATTTCCCTGTTTATCAACAACAGTAAGAGGGTTTGTTTTGTGAGAAAATTCACCAGGAGTCATTCCTCCTTTAACGTATTTTAAATAACCACCAGTGTAATAGTCCATAGGGTCAAAACTTACTTTACCCCCTTTAACTAACTCTGCTTGAGCAAGCTGTTCATTATTTAGTTTCCCCCCTTTTATATCTTGATATTTATCTTGTGCAAATTGTTTAATTTTTTCAATATTTTCGTCTCCTATTAAATTTTTAATAGTTTTTCCAGCTTTTGTGGTTTTAAAAGCCCCATAAGTTTTTTGCGCAAGGTCACTAAATTTTGTTCCTAAATCTCCCGCTTTACCCATTTTTCCTAAAATTTTCATTGGCCCTCCCGCTAGTCCAAATCCAGCATCTAATCTGGTTTTTTTTAATATATCAGAAAAATCTTTATCTTTATGCCAAGGCATCATAGAAGCAATTTTAACACCAATATGGTGCCCTATATCTTCTCCAGCGCCAATAGAAGTTCCATAACCAGTTAGAAGTGGATTTCCTGTAGCCATTCCTGATAGCATTGCTGTATCTCCTGCGTCTCCCATTCCAGATATAAGCTGCATTAAACCTGTATCCATAACTTTTTCATAATGCTCTTTAGCTTGTTTTTTCTTATGTTCAGTTACAGCTTTTGGTTCTTTAGGGTTTTCTATAGCTTCTCTTTGCTCATCACTCATAGGTGTATTAGCTGTAAGCTGTCCGCTCATTAATTGTTCGTAAATATTTGGCGTTGCTTCACCTCCATCTTCAAATTTTATTTTTTCTAATATTCCTCCTTTTTTATATTTCATAGTTCTTAAATCTAATGGTCTTGTTCCCTCATTTACACCCCCTTCTTCGTAATCTAATCTAGCTCCATGTTTAGCAATAGTTCCTCTAGCTTTTGCTCCAGCTTGACTATATTTATCCAACATAGCCTGCATACTTCCTTGAGCGTCTTCGGCCCTACTTTGTTGACCCCCCATAACAGAAGCAGCAACACTTTGTTCTACAGATTCTCCTTGTCTAGCAAAGTAGTCTTGCTTAGCTTGTTTTTCTGCAGCCCTTTGTTCTTTCCTTGCTTTTTTTCTATTAGTGATAGAGCCAACTACATCTCCTATTTCGCCTATAAGCTGTTTCCCCCCACCAATAATATCTCCTGACAACATTCTACCAACACCTACAGCTGCACCTGCAACATCAGCTCCAATTTCTCCCACACTATATGTTGTAGCATCATTATCATCTGCTAAAGAATCTAATCCACTACCAATCATTGATAAAGGGTCAAAACCGCCACCACCTGCAGCTTTTCCCATAATTCCCTGAACATCTAATCCTCCGCCACTTCCAAGGCCTTCTGTTACAGCACTTACAATTCCTGCTCCTGGCCCTTCTCCTTTTATTGCTCCACCAAGCAAATCTCCAAACCCCTGCCCTCCTGTCATTTCTTGAACTCCAAAATTAAATTGGTCTGCTCCAAATTTACTTCCAATGTTTTGTAAAAATTGTCCAGCTCTAGTTCTTTGTTGAGCTTGTGGCATAACTTGCTGAGACATAGAAGGTAATTCAGGAGTAGCTGATTCAAAGCCAGTAAAATCCATTGTAGGTAAACTTATCGTACCTCCTGGATTATACCTTTTTTGCACATATTTCTGTATATTACTCATGTTATCTTCTTGAATATCTATAATAAGGAACTAGCGATAATATACTAAATCCTTCGTTTTTCATAATTTTATCTCCACCTTCTACTCCAAAAAACTTATCTCCTTCGTCCCAACCTATTGCTGCCGCTACTATAGCGTAGGTTCCTCTTACTGCTGGTTCAGAATTATCTATCTGCGCACCCGCTCCAGTTGTTCTAAGAGGAATATGATGTGTTCCATCTTTTACACTGTACCACATTTTTTGTCCTGGGTCTTGAAAAAAACTACTTTCAGAACTTGAATAAATTTGGTCAACACCAGTAAATTCAGACGCATCATACTCTGTATAAGCCCCTCTATTAGCACTTCCTAAAAATGTAAATTTACGAAAATATAAATGCATAGCTCCCACATCTGATTGAGTATTTATATATATATCTATATTATCAAATATTTTAGGCTGCATTGGTTCGTCATTTAAAACAAAATGAATTTGAACAGGTTCTTTGCTAAGAAGGTCGCTCTTTACACCCCATCTTTCTAAGTTATCTTCTAAAGTAGGATAGTCTTCTGTAAAAACATAATTTGTATATGTATCTACATCATAGCTATAACTTTCATCAATTCCATGCCCTAGTATATAATAATCTACATCACCAAATGTTAAATATCTATACCCCTCATCTATATTTTCATTAATATGTCCATTTGATAAATATAGCATAGTATTAGAAAGTGTTCCTTCATCAAAATCAAAAGTGTCATATGTGCAATAAAGTCTGTTTTTAAAATTTATATAATTAGATGGTCTTTTAGAAATAAAAGAAGTAAACACCCCTAAGTTTTCATTATAAACAAGAGTGTATGGATTTTTATTAGAAACACTTAAAAGAACCTCACTAAACTCAGGGTCATAACCTATATTAATACCACCCCATTCGTTTAAAATGCTATCATAAGCACTTAAATCGTTTACATATTGTCCCTCGCTTACTGCTGGGTAGTTGATGTTTGGAGACATTAAAGGCTTATCATATATTATTTGATTAGAGTATTGTTGAAAAAATGTTTGCATTCCAGCAGAATCACCTAAAGATGTAACACCAAATCCACCCCCTTTACCAACTCCTAGTTGTAAGAATTTAGAGGCATTATCATCATAATAATAAGCAGCTCTATCTGTAACAGCTAGTCCATGAAAATGTTGAGTTCCTAAAGAAGAACTAACATAATCATATCTTTCTATTACATTATCAGTTCCTGTTACAGCTTGAATAGCGCCACCTTCTCCCGCTGGTATCATAACCCTTGGGTTTACAGCTAACTGACAAGTTCCTGAATCTTGTAAAGCAAAAAGTTTATTTTGAAGTTTAAACATTTGCCTAATAGGACCTTTAGTATAATCTAAATCTTTTATTTGATTTACTGGAAATATAGAATAATTATCTACCGTGTCTCCCGTCATTTTAGGCTCAGAAAACGCAACCGTTGACGGCCAATGGTCTATTTCCACAAACCCAAAAGGTTTAGGACTAAAAATTTGTATTTTATTTTCAGCATCATATGATGTGTTATAAGCATAACTACCAGTATCGTCTGGTATTTGTTTTGCTATATTTTGTGTATCGCTACCAAAGAAATATCCATGTCTTAAGTCTAGATTTGTTTCTGTTTCTACAGGACAAGTGTATGCTGTTAAAACACCTCTATCAGAGTATTCCGCATCTGTGTCTGGGTTATGAACTTTCTTTAAACTAAAGTTGGCTATAAAAGTGTCTCCACCAAAAACAGCAAGACCATTATTTCCTGAGCCATCATAAGCTGTTACTTGGTTAACCTGTCTAAAAGAGCCTGTTGAAACAAAAGTATTTTTAGCAAAAGCTAAAGAAGTATTGCCTCCATATAAAGTATTTGCATTATGGTTTTTTACAATAGAAGCCATAGTAACCTCTGGAGAGTCTACACTTCGCGTGGAGCCACGTCCCGTTTTACCAAATTGAGTGGCACCTGAAGCTCCAGACTGTGGCATTCCACTTATTCCCAAATCACCCCAAGCTTCATGGTCAGCTGCACACGCCCATCTATAACCTGAACCAATAACATTTGTTTGCCATTCATCTTGGTCCATATGGTCATTATTCCAATAACCTAATATATTAGGACCACCAAATTGATAAAAAACTCTTTCTCTCCAATTATTAGCATCTAAACAATGTCTAGTTATAGGCAGCATGGCGTGATGCGGAAGAGACATTACTATTGTTTTATGACTTAAACAAAAATCCGCTCTACTTTCTGAGTATGTAGTAGTTTCTTCACTTATATCACTACTTGTACCACCTGTATTACCACCTAAAGAATGGTTTCTCATATTTTTAGATGTAGAGTTTAAAGAAAATGGTAAATTTTGTCTATGAGGGTCGTGCCACATAGTAGCATTTCTATAAGGCCTGTCAGAACCCAATGTGCTTTCAGAAACTTCTTGTCCTGGACTAACCACCTGTGCATGATATATATTTGACTCTCTCCAATATGGGTCTAGTTTATTAGAAGATGTTGTATAAGAATCTATTCTTTCTCCTGGCGAATTAGTAGGTCCAGTCCAGGATGCATTAGCTAATATATCTGGAATAACATTAGTAGCTCTAACACCACCCCAATCATTGTATTTATTATAAAAGTCCCACTGTCGTTCTCCATTTAAATACCATAAATAATGCTCATCTCCACTTAAAGATAAGTTTGTGTTTACAAAAGTGCTTGTGTTAGTAGTTTCAATTTCATTAGAATAAGGGTTGTCAGAAGTAGCTTGCCAAGATGCTACACCTGTAAAACAAGGGGTCATCCATCTCTCAGCTGCATAAAATTTCCAATCCCTAACATTCATTCCAAATCCTTCTCCTCCATCATCTCCTGCACCACCGCCACCTTGAGTGTTAAAGGTTCTAGCTTCACCAACTTGACCATAATCATATTTATTCCAATCAGGTCTAGCCATACCATACATGGGATAGGCCCCTATTCTTTTTGAATAATATTTTGTATATATACCAAGATGAACATCTCCCTCTAAAGGCCCATCTCCATATATAGTTGGTTCATCATCTGTATCAACAAAAGCCTCATCATCACTCAGACCTTCATTTATAGCGTCAGTTAAATTTCCACCGTTAGGCTCATAACCTGTAAACCTTCTCCATAAAAGGTCAAAAGTCCAGAAATCTACTTCCCAGTCTGTAGACCATTTGTTATTTGGAGAAAGCTTGTGCTTCCATCCACCAAAATTTTGAACTGTTAGTTCTGCGTCTGCAGTTGTAGTTTCCTCTTGATAATAATATATATCTTCTCCTTTTAATAATTCAGGGTCTATTTGACAAGCAAACAAACTTACATATTGTGGCCCCAAATACATATCTGGCCTACTAGCACCAGCTAAACCACCATAATAACCATCAGATAAATATGAATTAAAAAAATGGGGCCATCTATTATTTAAATACCCTCCGTTTTTAAGTGATTGTTTAATACAATATCTTTGCTCTGTAATTTTTATTCTATCCCCACTACCAAAATTTAAATTAAAATCCCCATTAATAATAGCATCAGGAGAATCCATTGTAAATATATTAGAATGAGACCAATCTTTTTCTCCCCCTATTACAGGTGTGTCTGCACCAAATTTAGTTTTAAAAGCCCCAACGGTATATACTTGCGTACTACTAGTAGCGTCAAAATCAACGGCAGATTGTCCATATATATGTGAACAATAGTCTTGAATAGTTGGTGTAAATATACTATTATGGTAATTACCATATCTACCATCCATACCACATCTATTTGCTCCTTTCCATTCTAAATCACCAACTTCTGAGTCATCTTGAGAATTATCGTTCCAAACAGTATTTGGACTATTATCACAATATTTAACTGCTCTTTGTAAAATGCCAGACGTAGATATAGTTCTATTTTGTGGAGTTCTTTCAACTCTTACTATAGAATAACCACTAATTTTAGAACAGGTTTCAGAAGAAAGTTTTACCTCAAAATAAGGATATAAAACACAACCCTTTTGCCCTTTCCCCATGTCATGGTTAGAATATGGTTTTACGTAATTTTCTGAATCCCAAGTAAAATTAGGCCAATCTACAAAACCACCATCTAAATTACTTCTACTAGTTTGATAATAGTATGGCCACTTTAAATCAAATCCACTAACAGTACTACCAGCAAATGTTGGAGATATATATTCTGTACTGTGTTCAGGCATTCTAATATCACCTATTCTTTTAACAAACATAGGAGAGCCCTTTTTATCATAAAATAATAAACCAAATCTATATATCTCCCCCCTTCTATATCCAACATAATTAGAATTATACATTGGATTTGCATAATTAGCATAATAACCTCCTGTATCTTGATTTTTATCAACACGATAAAAAGGAGCTCTTGCAGCTATTTCACTTCCTGTTGAAATTAATTTATCATCGTTATCTAACTCTACAGGTCTGTCGTCACCACTTTCTGAACCAAGAATTCTAAATGTAACCCTAACACCCTCATATTCTCCATTATCTAAAGGAGTTCTAAAATGCTTACTTTCTGCGCCAAATATTCCTCTTTTAACTTCATAAGGAACTGGAGCTGTATTTTCAGCCGACCAATATTCTGGTGCTGAAAGAGAAGATGTATAAAGACCATTTTGCTCGCCTTCTTCATCTACTGGCCCCTTTATATATCTATGAAAATCATCTCCATTGGGTTTAGTGTATTTACCATAATCTTCAGATTGTGGGCCATGATAATCTGGAGATTCACCATTCGCATCATAAGAAACCCCTGCCTGAGAATATAGTAAGTCATTATATAAATCTGGATTCCCCCCCTCATAGGAGTGGGGTTGATTCCAGCTATTATAAGAAACAACAGTAAAATCTGTATCTACAGATTCTGCAACACCTTTTAAGTTTCCTACAAAAAGTCTATTGTCTTTTACCTCTAAAGCTTTACAACTATCCCAACTTATATAATCAGCCCCAAATTCTAAAGCTATTATTTCTTCTCTAATTATTTCTGTTCCCGTGTGAGTCCATTTTAAAGTAGTTTCTCCCGCTGGAAGAGGTATTGTTGCAAAAACTTGAGCAACTCCAGGAGCGCCCCCTATATAGGGAATATGAATCATTTCTACATAAGGATATCTTGTATCTAAATTTTCTATTATTCCTTTTATACTTTTAGATGTGTTTTTGCCAGGATTACCTCCTTGAGTAAAAGGTGCTGGGTTAGAAGAGCCAGAAACAGGCAAGGAGGCAGGATTACTAACAGGAGATATTCTAGACATTCTACCATCTAATGTTTTATATCTAAATGCATAAGAATGACCAATACTTTCTAAAGCCCCTCCATCTACAAAACCAGTAACCTTAGGTACACTAACCTTTGTTTCTATAAATAAATCAAAATATCCTGGGTCGTCAGTATATTGAGAATATATAGAAGGGTCAGCGCCAACATTCATTGTCCTTAATGGTATGTCGCCATCAGTAAAATATATCCTTCTTACATGTTCATTTTCTTCAGCTCCTACAACTTTTAATTTTTTCTTATTTGAAAACCCAAGATTGCCAAGAAAGAATAATTCATATATTCCCTCTTCTCCAACATTAACAAGCGTTCCGTCTTTTTTTTGAGATGTTTTTAAAACAAAATCAGAAGGATATCCAGTAATACCCTCTTGTTCTATCCATGTTCCTAAAATTACTAAATAATCCGAAAAAGCATAATGTCCTAATATTTGCATTCCCTTAGATAAATATAAATTTTCTACTGAATATCCAGATTCAATATCAGCATCTTCATTAAGAAGTTGAAAATCTTCTATATCAAAAGTTCCATTTACTCCACTTATAGTAGACACATACCAATTTATTCTGTCAGAAAAATAAGCTGCAAATTCAACGCCTATAAAATCTTCAACAATACCACTATTAGCATAGTCAGAATCAGACAAGTACTCGCTAAAAGCGTTTTGCCAATGATATTCAATAGCTTCGTTATCTATATTTGTAGTTACAACTATAGTCCCATTAACTTCTATATTTACATTTGTTACCGTGTTTTCATTAGAAGAAGAAAAAGTCCAAAGATTATTACCCCCAGAACTTGTAGTAACAGCTGCGGTAAGGCTATTATCTGCTAATGTTATTTGATTAGCAATTATATTTTCAAAATACAAAGGAGTAGAAGTTGCATCAGAAATTTCTGCAAATGGAGGAACTTCCACATCTATAACTTCTATATCTGCATTAGATAGAGTTAAAGTTACAGTAAACGTTAAACCAATACCATCTGAATTACTGTCTCCTACACCTGATGCAATAGTAGTTAACGGAAGAGATGTATAATCTAATAAAAATTGTTCATAAAAGGTTATATAAAAACCCCCCACACCAAAAGGAGGTAAAAGTTGGCCTCCCACTTCTGACTCTACAGTTACATCATCAAACCATTCTCCTGGAGTAACATATTCTCCAATAAACACATAACTACTACTAGGAGAACCTGTAGTATCATAATTATCAGAAAGAGTTCCATATGTAAAATATTGCTCAAAATCAAGACCAATGCTTGCATTTGTTAAAGCTGTAAAAAATGATTGCCATGTTAATTGAGACCAGTTAGTGTATATAGTTTCGGAAACAGCAGTCCAATTAACAATATCACTTATAGTGCCTGTTTCAAAAGTAGAAATTTCACCACCAGCTAAAGCTAACGCCAACTTATCGCTGTCATATGGTTGTACAGAAATATTTTTACCAACATAAGATGCTAATCTAATGTTTTTTGCATAACGATACGAATCCTTTGGTTGTAACAAAGGGTCAACATCCATTTGCATGCCTTTTAAAAAGCTATTTGGTTTTCCTGGTTTTCTCATTACACATTAAGTAATCCATTTAAACTTTTAAGCGGAACTAACGTATTCCATACAGCAGCCGCTTTTTTCATTTCTATTGGCGTAGGCATGTTGTCATTACCCCTAGCTTGAGCGCATAATCTTTGCCAATTTGTTTGCAAGTCTACATATATATTTCTAGCTAACTTACCATTATAATAATCTCTTGCTTTGTATTTAAACATAAGATAAGCAGACACTGCATCTTCATGACCATCCGCTATAGTAGGAAACCCTTCGTCATCAGTATCTATTGAATAGTAGGCTATATCTAAAGAAGATATATCATTATTAGATAAATTTATAGTATCTTCTGTTAAATAAAAAGAATTGCTTTTATCTGTGTCAGAAGGAAACGTTGCAGAACTTTGAGACAAATATGTAGAGTTAGAAGCATCACCCGACCTTTTTACATCTATTAAGCTTAAAAAATCATTAGGCATAGATGCTTGTTTATTAACCACATTAATAGTTGCTGTTTTTTTTACAAACGTTTTATAAGAGCCTATTTTTCTTTCTGCATCAAATGCCCATTCTACAAAATGATAAAAGTTTCTAGATGCATCTGTTATATCTAAATTTCTTATAACATTACCAACTACCCTTTTAACACTAACTCTTTTTCCAACCTGTCCATTCATATTAATATTCTTTTATTTCCTTTATTACACTTTTAAACCTATACAAAGGTAACACTTTACATTTTTTAAACTTTTTAGGTCTAAGCCATACTAACTTATTATAATAATTATCTAGTATAGGAACTTTATATTTAACAACTTCTCCACGTTTTTCACTTTCAGCAATATCTACCCTTATGTGAAAAGGTCTTTTGTTTTTACATTTTTTAACATAAATAGTTCCAAACCTAGATGGTAACTTAACCTTATCTCTCCCTACAGCAACATCTTCAATTAAAATATCAAAATAATTACTTACTATATTTCTATATTCTGTATAACTTAACTGCCTATCTCTTTTATCTCCTTTTACTTTTATGTTTTTCTTTATATTGTTAAACACATCTTTTAAAAAAACGTATTTATCTTTAAAGTCTCTTATATTCATATTTATCTTGTTCTACCTCTTCTAGACCTAGCATTTGCACTTGGTGATGCAGAAACTGGTGGAGAAGATGCATTTGCTCCTTTGTTGTCAACGGAATCGTTTATAGTGTCTGTAGACACCCTTAAATACATTCCAAATTCTTTTGCCAAAACCGATTCTATTAATGAGCTAACTAGCTCCATTGGAATAGGATACCTTCCTGATGATGAACCGCCCGCTAATAACGGGTCAGCAAAACAAGCTGTTATTACAGCCTGATACGTACTATCAGAAAAAATTTGACCATCATTTTCATAAAATCTTAAAGTTCCACCAGGAGTTATTGTGCAAAAAAATTGATGTTTATTAGGAGCAAATCTAGACGCTTCAAAAAAAGCTCTATCTGGCTCACTAACTATTCCTACATGATGTTTTTTTGTAGGGCTAGTTGATTTTTGAATATATATTTGCTTAATAGCTCTATTATTAGCCCAACCTATAATTTCACTAAGTTGTTGAGTAGAACTACTTAATGTTTTAGTTACTTCTTGAAATATAACATCCGAAGTATATCTACCGCTATCTGTATATTTAGTTAAAAGATTAGCCCTATGATAATGCACCATATGCTTTATTTGCCTTATAGATAAATTAGAATCCTCACCAGATATACCTCCCTCTACTAAGTTTTTAATATTATATGCTATCTTATCTAATGTTATCATATTTATAATTTTAAAAAGATAAGGGGCAGGGCGAACCTAACCCCTTATCACAAAGCAGGGAGCAAAATTATTTTCCCTCTAATTGTTTAATTTCTGTGTCTCCAGTTGGATATCTTTCATCAGCAACTGTTCCCATTATTTTTCTAGCAGCAATTTGACAAACCTCTTCTCTTCCATGAACAGGAAGCCATGTTATATTATCAACACTATTATTATCAGACACATATGTAAAAATAACATAACTAGTTAAAGGTGCTGGTCTAATAATATAAAAATCATTTACTCTAACAGCATGATAATCCATTGCTGTAGCGCTTGCTTGACGAAACGGGTCTGACTTAACAGACAAAGCATCATCTAGCTGCATAATTTTTACAGTACTTCCTAATTGATTACTTCCATATATTTTAATTTCTACTAAGAATCCAAAATTTATAGAATCCGTATTTTCGTCAGCATCAGTGTCATTATCTTTAACAGAACATATTACACCTAGTCCTTCACTAGCATATTCTGCGCCTGGGACTAGTAAAGGCATTAAACCAACTGGTATTAAATTACCTGTATCATCAAAATTTTTATATTGCCTTCTTATAACATCCTCTCCTGGTTCTTCATCTTCATTAGTTAATGCTGAAGAAAAAATTATACTCTTTACAAAAGAACCAAAGTCATCTCTAATTTTTTGATTAGCACCAAACATACCTACTCTTTCACGAATATATTCATTTATGGCCATTTCAATAAAGCCATTAATTTCAGTATCTGTTAACCAAGGAGAGTTAGCCCTATCTAAGATAAGCCTAACCCTTTCCCTAGCGCTTGCCGCATCTATTATCATTTGCTACTATTTTTTTGTTTTCTTCTTAGTAGCTTCCTGCTTTTGTTCAACCAAATCCATTTCAACTTTACCATTACCATTTAACTGGCTTTTAAGTAAAGCAAAAATATCTTTATTATCTTTTAACCACTTAATACATTGGTCTTCAGATATTCCAATTGTTTGCGTCCCATATTTAAATACATCTTTTTCCCATTTGATGATTTGAGCTTGTTGAGCTTCTAATAAGAATACTCTATAATGCTTGTCTTCATCAAACCACATTGTCATAAAGTAATCTGGATTTTCAGCAGCTATTTTAAGAACGTGTGCTTTTAAGATATCATCTCTAGAATCTAAATTTAATCCTATTAAACGAGCTAATTCTCTTACTTCAGCCATATTTAATTTAGCAGCCTCCATAACAGCATTAGCAGATGTCATAATTGCACTTGCTTCTTGCTCTTGTCTTTCAATAGAATCTTCTCTTATCCAAGAACCATTTGCTACTAATGGATGTCCTTTTAAAAACTCATCAGCTAGCTTGTGGTGTTCTTGCATAATATCTAATCTAATTACAGGATTAGTGTTAGGAAAACCTCTATGTGCTACACCATTTACATCTGTATATGTGTGCATCTTACCAGTTTTATCTTTATAGTTTCCAAAGAATACATAACTCATTCTTTGAGGACTTTTACTTCTGTAATAGACCATGTGTTTATTTTTGCTCATAACTTATTATTTTAATTTTTGCCCATGTTTGCTAGTCCATTTCAAACCTGGCCCGCTTTGTTTAATTAACAGATTACACCCCTCTTTACGAGTGGACTCTGAGTGTTCTTCTACTTTCCCAGTATTTGGGTTATATTTTAATATTGTCCTTGCCATAATAATAATACCCACCCCCTCCGAAGAGGGGATAAGTATAAATTATATACTAGTTATCAAATGTGATAGCAGCATAATTTTGTGCAAAAGCTTTTACATACCAGCTTGTTCCATCACAAACCAATTCTACTCTATCTCCTTTTAAAGAAGCAGAAGCAAATTGAATTTTAGTATTAGAAGAAGCGGCAACATCACCATCAGTAGCAGCATTTTCACCCTGAGTAGAACCATATATAGCTCCAACAAAATCTTCAGCGGCATCACCTTGAACTATAGTTGACGCAGCTGTATCATAGTCAGCAGTCAATATAACAACAAAATTTAAACCCACTGCAGCTCTTGGCAGGGTAACATCTACACCATTAGCGCCTAGTAAAATAACTTTACCAGAATCCGTGTCTTCCAAAGTAGTATCAGCCGAAACTGTTTTAGTTTGGATGAACGAACCATTTAAGCTTTTTAAGACATCATCTGAATCAGCTGAACGTCTTACTGTAAATACATCTTTCATTTTTAAATAATTTTTAAAGTTAACACTTAGTTTCCTATTTTTAAATGATTAGAGGGAGGTTAACTTTCTCCCTCGTCACATTGATTTATTAATGAGCAATAGCTCCAACAGTAACTATATTAGAAAGACCTTCACCTGTAATGTCATCTTTAATAGTTAATACTTTAGCGTTTATTCCTGCAATAGAATTAACCACTTCAAGTAAAGCAGTTTTTTCTTGAGCATCTGTAGCAGAGCTTGCAAGGTTTAAAGCTATAGAACCAGCACCATTATCATTTTTTGAGAACTCTATTAGTAATGTGTCATCTGCACTCATAGAAACACTTGTTATTCTTTCCACGTTTACACATATCGCATCATAAGTAGCAGTTCTCGCATATATAAATTTTGCCATTTTATTTATTTTTAAAAGTTAAATGGGGCAGTTGCCCACCCCATCATAAATTAGTTTACGCATTTGAAAGAATACCACAAGATAATGGATTTCTAAGAATAATACCAGATTCAGAAAGAATTTGACATTCAAAGAAATCATCACCATTAGCAGCCATCATCGAGTTATAGTCATAAGGGTTAACCATACCAGGTACATATTTCTTAACAAAACTTCTGTTAAAACCTTCAGCACCTTTAGCAATTAACTCTACATTACTAACACCATTTTGCATTCCCATATCTACAAATACCATTTTACCTGATTCATTTGAAGAATCAAATGTAGATGAAATAGAATTGTGTAGATTGCTGTCATCAAATACTGGGCAGTAAGATAGAATCATTTTATTACCAAGAACATTGTACTCGCTAAAGTTAGCTCCTAATGATACATCAGCACCACCTTTACCAGCAAATACAGAAGCAGCACCAGCGCCTTGAGAAACTAATAAGTCTTTCATTGCTCTGTGGAAGTCAATTCTTCCTTGTGTTCCTGTAAATACTGTAAATACGTTACCTTCTGCATTTAAAGCATTTTTAGAAAGTGTTCCTATAAAGTTAACTATATCTTCTTCAGTTAACGCACCAGCTGTATATGTAGCTTGATTAGAACCATCGATTTGTGCTAGTAAGCCGTCTCCCATAATTGGAACACCTGAAACAAACTCTCCTGTGTCTAATCCTGTATCTCCAGGGTAACTAGCAGAGGTCATAGTGCTTGACTTTTTACCATACCATCTTTGTAATTCTAACTCATACATAAACTGGTCAGTCATTTGTTGTTCTTTTGTGAAATACCATAATCGGTGTCCATTAGATTCAATCCAAGTAACATCAGTTAAATCAGTTCCCATAATTTTAGTTTTTTTACGAGATAGAGTTAACCAGTTCTTGTAAGTATCTGGATAAGAATAGTTTTGTCCTACCTCAGACGCTAACGAACCTTGGTTAAACGCATTACCAATACATCCAATGATATCACCTACAGCAGCAGTTTCATTAATTGCATCAATAGCTCTAAACGTAACAACATTAGATGTTCCAGAAGCTGTAGGAACATCAGTTACTATAGCAGTGTTACCAGAAGGCATTCTTACTACATCATTTACATTTAAGTTATCACCATGGTCACCAGAACCGTGCTTAAGAGTTACTGTAAAAGTTGCACCTGCAGCAACGTTTGGAGTTGCTTCTGTGTGAACTACAGCTGGTTTTCTGTAACGACCTTGCATTTTCCATTCAAATGCATAATCACCGATTACTTTTTCTGCAGCATTTCTACCTGCAGCTTCTAACAAATATGTTAGAGAGAAACGTGGATATTGAGAGATAATTTTCTTACCTATCTCTGGGTATTTTAGTAAGTTGGTTACCAACGCCGTTTCATCCGTTGTGTCCTTTCCATACGTACCCGTATAAACTTTTGCCATTTTTAAATAATTTTAAATTGTTATAAATAAATTAATACACAATAACAAATAAAATAGCGTTGCCTTCTTATTTATTACTTCATAAACTCAACAGGGTCAAAACCACTTTTTTGTTTGGTTTCAACATGCTGAGACTTTCGTCCTAGGTTTGGATTAGTAATCTTATTGATTACAGCGGCTTTACCCTTCTCCATTCCTTGGCCACGTAACATCTTGAAGATTTTATCTTTATATTTCCATAGGAACGCAGCATCCGCAACATTGGCATGATTACTATACAGTTCTTCAGAAAATTCTCCTGATGTTATATAATTATATAATTCCTTTTTTTCAGCCTTTTTAATTTTACCTCCAAAGAAATCATTTTTTTCTTTAATATATGTTTGTAAAGCTTTTCTATTTTCTAGATTAGCTTTTTCTTTTTGAGCTACACGTTCTTTTTCAATCTTTCTCAATCTGTCTCTTTCATTTGCAATATAGTTTTGCAAATTCTTTCTAAGAACTAATGCTTCTCTTTTTAAAAGTCCAGAATCCTGCATTCTATCTACAGTATCCTTAATCTCTTCTTTTTCCAAGCCAGAAGCCTCCAAATCTGCCTCCACTAATCCTCTATCTCCTAGTTTAAGAAAATCCTGCAGTTGTGTTATAGTGTCATTTGCAGGAACAGGATTGTCAAGCATTTTTTTAATTTCTGCCTTAAAGCTTTTTTCATCAGTTGCTTTTACACCCATTTCGCTAGCTAAAGTTTCCCAATCATATGGGGCCTCCTTAACCTCTTCTTCTTTTTTATCTTCCGCTTCTTCTTTTTTAGCTTCAGGTTCAGCGTCCCAATCTTCTTCTTCCTCTTGCTGTTCTTCTTCCTTTGACTCAGTTTCTACCGAATCCCAAGTGAAGTCATCATCATTAGTTTCTTCTGATTCTTCAGCGCTTTCCGCCTCAACTGTTTCTTCTTGCTTTTCTTCTGTTTTAGTTTCAGAAACTTCTTCTAGTGAAGCAAATGCTTTAGGGTCAAACCCTGGTTCTTTTGTTTCTTCAGTTGTTTCTGCCACCCCTTGCTCAACCTTTTCTATAAGGTCTTCGCCTGTTTTGTTATTTTCTGCCATAATTTTTAATTTTTGCTCTTTACTTTGTTACAAAGATAGTTATTATTTTTTTACTTGTTTTTTAGCTGATTCCTTAGCTCTAAATTCTTTTTTTCTTTCCTCTCTATCCTTCTTGTCTTTCTCCTTATCATGTTGTATTTTTTTATCTTCTATCTCATTTTTATAATCAGACTGAACAGCCTCTTTATCTAAAGCAGACTTTAATTTATCGCTAGTTATATCAGCTTCTAAATCAGCTTGTATTTCAGCGACAGCAATCTTACCTTTATTAAGAGTTTCTGCAGTTTTAATCTTACCTTCAACATCCATTTGCTTAATCTGTGACTCATGCTCTCTTTGTGCTTGAGCTTCTTGAGCAACAGCTTGTTGTTGTTGAGCCTGTGCTTGTTGAGCAGCTTGAGTTTGTTGTTGCATTTCTTTTAGTCCATTTTCAAGAACATGTTCAGCTTCAGTGAGAGTATCTGCTTTAAGGACTTTAATAACATCTAACAAGCCAATACTTCCACTTTGTAATGCAGATTGTGCTAGTTGAGTGATAGACTGCTTAATAGCATCTTCTTTGCCACCTTCAGTGATATATATACCATAATCATTTAAAGCAACATCAGGTAACACGCTAAGCATTTTAAATCCACCATCTCCTAATATGTATCCAGCTTTTTTTCCTTCCGCCCAAGCAATCTTCATTAAATTGCAAACTTTTTCTATAGCTCTTTTTTTAACTTCAGAATGTTGATAAAACCAACCTTCAGTTACTAAGTTAGACTGTAAAACTGTTCTTTGAACATTTCCTACAGCCTCATATTGAGAAACAGCACCTTCTCTTTGTGGAGATATTCCGCACACTTGTCCAGCTGTTTGCTCTAGCATTAATTTAAGATTCATTAGTTGCTGAACAGAATTAGATAATGTAAAATCAACTTGTTGAAATTGATTAAATCTAGCAGTATCTACACCACCCTCATCTCTTGAATTAATAGGTATAATACCATCATTTTTAATATGATATAATACAGTTTGCATATCCATACCTATATTAGAAGGCATTTGAGAAACATCATAAACAACAGCTTTTCCTCCAGCTCTAGATAATGTTAATTCAATATGATACATGACCACATTATATAACATTTGAATATGCTTAAGAACATCTACCAAACTAGTAACTCTTCCTGAAGATAGATTATGAACACAACCTGTATAAGAAAGTGGTGTAGGTCCAGCATCGTCTACAGACCTAACCTGATTTGGTCTTCGTCTGCAGTTTACTAAAATTTGTCCTCCTATTTTTGTTGCCTCCCATATATCATCTACATGTTTAGTTTCAATAACCTCCCCCTTTCTTGCTTTGTATGTGTCTTTTACCATTTTTCTAAATGGATTAGATTCATCGTGTTTATTTGGAGAAACTTTAACTTTTATAGCTCGAATAGATTTCCATTCACCATGAATAAGCCTAACCTTAACTCCAGTTGAAGAATCATATTGTATCCAATCTAAATTAGAATTATAATGAGCAAGTTCATCTCCAGAAGAAATGTGTCGCATTTTTTCAAGCTCTATGACATCTTCTTTTGTAAGCTCATCTCCATATTCGTCTAGTATTTGATTAATCCCAAGCCACCTTTGTTCTACCACCCATTGAGCATTATCTAAATAATCACTTTCAATAGAAACATCAAATGCAATATTTCTTGGGTCTATTTTTCTTATAGTGGGGTCTCCATTTACAATCTCCGTTTTATAAAAAACTTTTCCAGTTACAAGAAGGTCTCTAAAACCATTTCTAAATAAATCCTTCCAACGATATCTTTCTTTAAGATAATGAAGCCCGTCTTCTACAGTTTCTTCTATAGCCTCCTTATAAGTGTATCTCATAAAAGTTTCTATATCGTCTGGTATTTCCATCCCCATAGTGTTTTCTGCTATAGGCATGCCCATTGTGTCATTTACTTCCTGTTTAACACTTGCTAAAATAGATTCTGCTACTAATCCCACTTTTACATCTTCTTTTCTTTGAACAGCAGATTTATTAACAGAGCTCACTTGAGTTTCTAGTGGTCTTCTTAATTCCTCACTAGTAAGAAGGTCTATTTTGGGAGCAATAATATTAAAGTTTGTCATACGAGCTGGAAAAGGTGTTCCGTATTGGTCGGTAACATGCTCGTAATCTTTTGGGTCAAAATGTCCGTGATATGCTTGATAATTTCTTATATCTTTATATCTATCATTAACGTACAAGCTATTATTGTGTTGAGCAATATATGGAGCCATTGCGTCTAAATTTTGCTCACACCAATCCTTAGTTTTTTCTTTATCACTAAGAAGCTGTCTTGGAAAACTCGTATACGACATAATTATTCTTCTTTATAAGGAATTAATCTACCATTTTCTTTTTTATAGTAGACAAATCCCAATTTTTTACCCTGTTGTTCTTTTTCTCTCGCTTGCATTTGAAATATGTCTATATTATGTATAAGGCATAAGCCAAAAGCAATAGCCCTATCGGTATTTCTAGTGCCATAATCAGCAAGCTCATTTAACAAATCTATGAACCATATATCATCAACATTTGTTTTAATATAGTCGTCCATGTACTGCTCCATTACAGCTTTTGTTTGTTTATTCATCTGTAATCCATATCTGTTCCTAGTTAATGTACCAGGAGCATGTGCAGTTTTGGGTTTTTCTTTTAAATACCTTAAAGCGTTCTTTCTTTTAAAGTAATCTATTATCCCAATTTTTGTATATTCTATAAGCATCTTTGCGTTATAGTATATTGCTAATTTTAAACATCCGTCCCAAAATTCTTCTGCTGTTTTAGGTCTTTCAGTGTAATCTGCTATTATATAATCACTAGCTATATCAGGAGATATAAACCTTCTATATATAAGAGCACTTCCTAATGATGTTGAAGCTTCAGCGGTGTCTTGGTCATAAGAATCAATACCACCTATGTCTAGAGATTCATATTCTTCATTTGGATGTTCAAGAACTAAATAGGGTCCATTTTTATCAGCAATCCATTCTACAGCATCTGTAAATCCATCTTCATCATCAAACACCCATTCTAACCTTCCTCTTTGTATTTGATTTTCAAGTTTAGTACTTGACATAATCCTACCTCTTTGAGCATTAATTAAAGATAAATCAAATCTACTTCCTTTTGTTTTTAAGAAAGCCTCCTCTACAGTTAGTGGATAGTTTTGTATATGCAGGTTATAAGCCTTACTACTATCTCTACCTTCTAACTTTTTTCTTTCTTCCAACAGCACATCTCTAGCTCCTTTTTCATTACTAACCCCCGTTTTTAAGTCAAAAAAACCATGATAACAAACAGAAGCTGGGATAAACATTGGAATAAGTCCAAATGAATCTGCATTATAATACATTTCCATAAAATCCTTAGATGATGTTTCTATATCACCACCAGTTCCTCCAATTACAGGAACACCAAACTGAATATTACCATCCATAAAGCACGCTTTAGATGACATATAGGCGTTAAGCAATTCTTTAAACTCACCAGCCTCTTCAAATATCATAACACTCAAACGTTCACCTTTAAATACTTCAGGATTAGACATTGTTCTACAATGTATTGCGGATTGATATCCGCTTATTTGCCATTTACCATCTTTAGTCTTCTCTTTATAGCCACTTCTAATAATATCAGATGTGTCTTTTAAAACAGAATGCCTAAGATTAATATGTTGACCATTTAATCCTTTTTTCACTTTGTCAAAGAACGAATCAGCAGTAACTTGTAATCCTGCTGCTATTCCCACTTCATTATATGGATAAAATGTATATTCATGTCCACATAATGCAGAATTCATATAACTAAAACCTTTATCTCTGGCTTTAATAACAATCATTCCTTTCTCTTCCTCCTTGCACTGTTCAAATAAATCAAAATATAACTTATCTAAATCTCTATACCAAGGAGCAATAAGAGTTTTTCTATTTCCATCCTCACCACTATTACCAAGTATCTTATAAAAATTAAGATAATAATAGTGTTTTCCTGTTATACGGTCCATGCCTTTAGGCTTGTATCCGTGCTTACACCTATGTATCTGTTCTTCCCAAAATTCTTGGTATGATACAGACTCAGGGTCTAAATCAGGTATCCCATCATAAATAATGGGTGCATATTTTTTAATCCCTTTGCTCATGCTTTTTAATTGGGTCATCTGGACGCCTTGCGTCTTGTAATACACCTCCCAACTTAAAAGCTGTTTTTAATTTCTTTTGATACTTTTCATAAGCGCCTTGCTCCATATAAGTATCACCGTCCATCACGTATTTTTTGTCCCCTATTTTTATTTTTTTTTGCTTTGTCATATCTTATCTTTTATACTCATTTGTTCTTCTAAATAACTCATTTTAGCTTCACCTTTTATCTTCTGTCTACCACCTCTTCTCTCTATAGCGTCTAAGAGTTTTTGTCTAGTATTAAGAACTTTTTCAATACCAATCATTATCTTTTGCATACTTTCGGCATTGTCCTCGTTTATCCTCGTATCTCTCATTAAACGAGTATATTCATCAATCTTTTCATTAAATGCTACCAACTGAGCATCTAATGGGTCAAACTGAAGCTCTTTATACTTATTAATCGCTACAGCGATTTTTTTATTTTTTATTCCCTTCCACTCATACTTGTCAAATACTGCTTTACTTACAGATTTAACTCTTTCTCTTTCCACAAAGTGTCTATAAGGACTATCGTAATCACATACTAAAGCCACCCATAGCATTGCTTTTATTCCAAGCTCATCTACTAAGTCTTTAAACTCTTCAATAGCATATAAGCCATCGTCTTCTTCTATTATTGCCCCTTTTTTGTCTAACTGTAATAAATACATACTATCCGTTCATAGCAACCATTATCTCTATATTGCAAGCAGAAGTATTTGCATTTGCAGTAACACTAGTAATATCAACATGTGAACCTGTTACATGGCCGCTGTCGTGCGCAAAAAAACCTGGGTGCTCTGTTGTTGTATTTGATACTGGAACAATAAAACTTCTTCCTGCATCTAATTTAACATAATAAGCATTATTTCCACTTGTATCTTCAAATCCTAATTCTACAAAATTTGTAGCATCAAGATTTGTTATTCTAAAATACTCTATGGTGTCTTGGTCAAGAGTACCTATATTACCAGCAGACGCTGCAAGAGCAACAACTTCTGCCATTCCGCCTGTGCCTACAGCTACAGTGGTTTTATATACATTAGTGATTGTGGTAAATGTTTTAGTTCTTTCAGAACTATAGTTGTTTCCATCTACAGTTAAATTTTCTGTTAATGTTACCTTTAATGTTGACGCCATATTTTAATTATTTAGATGCTTCCGTACTTGCTATAAAAACTTCAACCCTTCCTGCTCCTTTCCAGCAATACGCTTTTACCTCATCAATGTCTTCTAATGATTGCATTTCTGTTCCTGTTATAGCATCAGCATCATCAGCCTCCATAACTAAGGAGTGGTTGTATAAATACAATGATTGATTTTTTTGTATTTCATAAACAAAAGAAAAATTATTTTCTCCTATAACATTAATAGCTAGTGGATTTGTTCCCAGATTAGTTATTCTCACATATTTAATACTCCCATCATCAAAAACCGCGCCAGAAACAGTATCATTATGTGTGGTATATAAAGATGTTAATACTTGTTGTTTAAAAGAATATATTCTATTAAATACATCAACAATATTACTAAAAGTCATTGTTCTTGTAGAACCCTGTTGCCTTCCTTGTAATATGATATGTTCTTTTGTTGTGACTGTTAAATTCGGCATTATTTTTTCTTTTTAATTTTATATTTTAATTTCCAAACACCATGTTCCACCCAAGAATATTCTTCTAAGTGGTATTCGTGTGTGTTTAAATTTATATATGTATCAACTCCTTCATGAGTTTCTCCCCCTACATAATATAATTTTTTATCTAATACTTCATAGTCATTATCTATTAAATACATAACTATGTCTTCTTCTTTTCTAGCTAGAGTGGGATATTCTTTTGAAAAGCTTACATGGTACATTTCTCCTGCTAGATTTTTATGCAATACACCAAAAGCTGTTTTTTCTTTTACCATTCCCCAAAGATATAAAAAAATAACAACATACTAATAAAGTTGGCTTTTATTAGAAGCTGTTATAGAATTGATTCCTATTATATCTTTATTTATTTTTCTTATTTCAGAAACAAAAGAAATATCTTTTTCTGTTCTTAATGCTTTGTTTATGTCTTTTATTGCTGTAGCTTCTGAGCCATTTTTAACACCAATTTTTATCTCATCTATACTATTTCCTTTTTCAAAATACAAGGATATAACAGAGTTGGTGGATGTTTTTGTTGCGTCAGAAATAATAGGATTTGATTCACTAAAAACATAATAAGTATCCCCTTTAGAAGAAAGAGAGGCTCCACAATAATTTTTACAAGGATAGCTATATATATAAGGTGTTCTTTTTACATAGGGATTTATAAAGCCCCTTTTCAACACTTCGTTGTGAATAACTTGTCCAGGGTTTCTTGACAATGTTATATTATTAGCAGCTATAGCAGAAATCCTAGCAAAAAATACATTAACTCCTGAATTATATAAATACAATTTTTCACCAACATTTAAATCTAGTGTTGTAAAGTCAATGTAACCATCCTCTGTGCTATTATAATAATTAACCATAGAGGTGTCATCTTGTGCTGTTACAACACATTGTCCTAAAGAGACGTTGGCTCCATATGAAAATATAATATTATAAGCCATTACTTAATTACAACTTTAGTGAATGATGATATTCCTGTTACATTATCAATAGGCCAAGTACTTATAGTGTCATTAAAGACTATGGTTTCGTTACTATTTCTACCAAATAATTCCGCCACCTTTAAAGCCACATCTACACCTGTCCCTGTTTCTATAGTTAGAGTCACCTTATAAGATAATGGTGATTTTTCAAAATATAAATCTATAGTAGTAGCAGAAAGATATTTAGCACCAATGAAAGCTTTCAAAGGAAACATTAAATAATCAGTGGCTGTATTAACAAACAAAACGTACCTGTCCATGGTGCAAATATAATAAATTAAACGCGAAGCGTTTTTTTGCAAAAATTATACGTCACTACTCATTGTAGCTGAAATACTAGTAATTTGAGTGTGAACCTTTTCTCCTGTGTCAGCATCAAAAATAACAGTAACATGACTGTCCCCAAAATTTATCTCTTCTACTAAAGCCTCTAATACATCTTTATGTTTATTATTATCAGTGGTAGTAATAGTTATAACATCATTATCTTTGTCTGGGTATAGACCGCCTTCAACTATGGGTGTAAAATATAAATTCAATTCTGTGTCGCTAGCTGGGTGTGCACCCCTCCAGGACTCTGCTGGATATAACAAAGACATGTTACTAGTTACATTTCCTATGTATATAAATTTTTCCATATTAATCAGCTCCTACATTAGCAGTTATACCAACAGTAGATATATTATTAAATCTTTCTCCTGTAACATTATCACACAATATAATAAATTGGTTTTCTCCAAAAGCTATTTCTCTAGTAAACTCATCAACAAATGTTCTATGAACTCCAGTAGATGAAAATGTTAGTATAAGTCCGTCATTATCGTCGTTATCCCCCATAGCATATTGATAAGGACTTTCAAACCTTAAAATCATTGATGTTGAATTTACAAATATTATACCCCTAATAGCAGAAACAGGAAAACAAACCGAATCTGCAGCATTATCGTCATCAGCGATATCATTCTCAGACCTTGCGTATATAAACTTATGACTACTCCTCTTTATGTGACCCCACATCTTCTATTGATTTATCTGTTAATGTTAAACATACTGGCCCTAAAAAGAATTGAGCCTCAGTGTATGGGTGTTTTGCGTCGGGCTCATAGTGTCTTATGCCTAACACAAAGCCCCAATGGAAACTTATTACTAACTGCATGTATGCAAATCTACGAAAAAAAATTTTTTATATTTTTTCAAGTGTACGAACCTTATTCTTATATGCAGTCCCCCTTTGCAAAACTCAAATACCCGTCCCCTTTATTTAAAAATGGAATTTTCAAACAGAAAAAGCATCCTTATATTCGCCTCAGGAACTTCCTAACGTCGTTCTTGAGTGCTTGTACAACACTTTTCTAAACAATCTAAATTTTTATGTACATACAAGAGAGTGACATACATTATTCCACTATGTTCTTGTTCTCGTTTACATTAAGTATTTTGTGTGTGTTGTGTGATGATTACTATTTAAATGATTTGTTATAGTACTGTACAGTCATTGTCCCACTCCCGCCCAAGTTACGAAAAATATTTGACATTGTCAAGTCCATCTTACAACTATTTTGCTATCAGTATACTATTTGAGTGATTAGTTGTTCTTTTTATTATTGCACAATAGTGTGCTTAATTTAAAATACTTATGCTATGATAACTTTATTTATTACATTCAAAATTGTTGATATGATTATCAAAAGGTTTGAAACAGTTTAATTAACTATGGTCTAACTTAAATACTACAACTATGGGATTTATTATTGACATCTTTATTATTGGTATAACAATATGTTGTTGTTACCAAATATGTATTGCTAACTAATTGTTTAACTTAAAATTGTTTATATGAAACATCTTATTCCACAGCCACAAGTTATCACTATCATTGCGATTATTGTTATTATTGCTTTGTTGACATCTTGTGGCACCACTTATCATTGTCCAAATGGTGGGTGGCAATAATGTAATTAACTAAATTATTAACCTATTAAACATTTGTTATGTCTAATCATGATTACTGTACTAACAAGATACTTCAGCTTAACAAAACCACTGAAGAAAAAGCTGAAATGCTTAACACTTTGCTTGATGTAAAGTTCTATCTTGACAAGTACAAAAAAGATTAAGAGCCTTGTGCTCTTTTTCTTGCTATTCACTATCATCTGCGCCTAGCCTTTGCCCTTCTGCCCACAAGTTGTTCTTTTTGCTGTTGTATATTTGACTTTAGTAGTGAAAATTCAGCATACATAGCATAATGCACAGCAACCTACTATTTTCAATAATGTGTGAATGAGTGGGAGTGTGCACCTCTCACTCTAATTCACTTCAGTTTATTTATTTATTGTTTAATTTAAATCGTTTATTATGTCTATTACAATTATGAAAACCTTTGATTTTAGTGTGGAATTCGTTCCATTCATAGGTTTTGGTGTCGGAACACAAAAAATCTATCAAGGAAGACGACACACATTCTTTATACCATTTGCAATCTTCCACATAGAAATATCTAAAGCAGAAAATAAAGACAATAACTATACGCAGTAGTGTTGTTCTTTTTAATAATGTCTCGTTTGTGAATACTTTCGTGCTGAACCTCTTTACGTCTGATATATGTTCACCCATAAAGTCCTCAAACAAAATACAGAGAGCAATCATTAATTTGGTTGTTCTCTTTTTTATTGCTACACAATAGTGTGTAGTAAAATTTAAATATTAATGTTATGAATTTTACAATTTCCAAAACCCTACAATCTAAATTAGATAAAGTAGGCGATATTCAACTTCACCAATTAGACAGAACTAATGGTGTAAAACGTGGTACTAAATACACAGTCCAACCATCTTTTAAATATATGATGATTGATAAAGAAACACTTCAACCAGACGGTACATATAAATATGATACTTCTGACGCTAAACCATTTGATATGGCTAATATTCTTTTATTAAACAGATATAAAAATAAAGACGGCGATTGGGTAGATAACAATGTATCAGCATTTGCTATTAATATCAAACTTGATGAGCAACCTAACGACAATATAACATATTGTACAATGATATTTAGAGGTACATCATTTGATAGAATAGTTGATGAAGTTATAGCTATGCAACAAGGATTACAACTTGATAGAGCTAAAGCATTATCTGCTATAATCAAAGCAAATGGTTTAACAATGTCTACATTTCTTGAGCATTTAAACGAAGGTAAATCTATTGAGTTCGCACAATACAAGCGAAACAGTAATTTAAACTTTGTTGACGCAAGATATTATGAAGACAAAATTATGCACGACGAAAGATTAGTTGAGCAAGAAATTTCATAGTTTCTACAGATTTAGGGGGATATATTAATTTATGTCCCTCTCTATCTTAATAAATCAGTAGAGAAACGGAGTTATAGAACGGGTTGCTATGTGAAAAACAGCAATAGAGTATACAAAAGTGTAGTTCCACTTAAAAATAGTTCTATTGTCCCAAACGAACTTGTGGCTCCACTCTACTGTGTTTATAAACTTTTCAAAAGTTTAATCAAAATCCGCTTCGCTTTATTGCCCACCAGCTTTCCCTCCACGGTTCACTATCATAATGCGCGGTAAGGTTACTCTCTATACCTATTGTTCTCTTTTTTGGCGTGTAAATAACTTTTTGTTAACATTTAATACTATAAACTATGATAAACTTTATAAAAAACCTTTTAGGTGCATCTAATAATAATAACGATGTTCTAAACAACCAAAATTATGATGATGAAATTTATTGGTCAGAAATTGAAGAACAATGGGCAGATTTTGAAATTCTTGATAAAGACTTAGATGATTTAACATGGTAGATAATGTAGATAGAGCATTTATAATACTAATTATTATAATGCTAATAGTGTGCTTTTGCACTTAACTTTTTAAATAAATGAATTATGAGTAATAAAGAAACTGATATAACTCTAAATCAAATAGCAATAATAATTTTCATATCTGGAATTGTAGGAACATTTCTATATGTATGTGAAATATATGGTTAAACCCTTTAAAATATAAAATATGTTTGGATACAACGCACAAGCTACTATTGATGAATATGGTAGTAAAATAGAATTATGGCAAGAAGGATGCAGTGATGCATACGAATTAATACTAGAATTACAACGACTTATACCTGATGGTAAATTACCACATGAATTAGATATACGTTGTGAAGAATTCTTTAAACTGTATGACGATAACTGTATGTAATTAATAACCTTTTAAATAAATAAATTATGGCAAAACATGAACTTAATTATACTATTATTAGAGAAGCCTTGGGCGAGTATCTAAAAAATAAAGAAGTTATACCTATATATAACCAAAAACAAATAAAAGAAGAATCTTACAAGCTTGAAGACTTAGAAAATTCTAAAGCATTTCTTGTTGACAATGCACCAAGAAAAAGAATAAGAGTTGATTTAAACATTACAAAACAAATTTTATTTGAAACTCTAGAAAACTTTTTAAGAATAGAACAAAAACCACAATATTTTACTAGTGGTCAATCATATTCAGCAGTAGATAAAAAAAAGTTTGAACAAGTAGAAACTTACCTCCAATTAGACAGTGGAGCAAGTTTAGATGTTAGAGTAGATAAAATGATTTGGGTTATAGACAACCTTTTAAGTTGTGGAAACTTAAGAGCTAACATAACAAAAGACCAGGTAGAAAGACTTGTAATAGCAACCGAAAACTTACCAAAACATGAGTAAGTTCTGGGATGAAGGGGTAAATGGTATACCCTTCGATGCAATAGATGAATACCATGAATTAATTAATAACGAAAAAAATATAAATATGTGTGGATTAGTAGGCTTTTCAGGTAAAGCAAACACAAGTGTGTTAAAAGCTTTACATTTATTAGCGGACAATGATTCCAGAGGTGGCCACTCTACAGGAATGTTCGCAAATGGTAAAATATATAAAACATTAGATGAGTCTATGAATATATTACCAATGCTTGAGTCAAATGATACAGGCAGTGTTCTTATAGGACACACAAGATATGGTACTCATGGTGCTAACACCACTGAGAATGCACATCCATTTCAGCACAAAGGAATTATAGGTGCTCACAATGGTGTGTTAGATAACTACGAAGAGGTAGGTAAAAAGTATGGTATAAAGAAAACAGCTGTTGATTCAGAAATGATTATTAAAGTACTAGGAGAAAAACGAGATGCTAGTAAATTAGGATTATTTGGTGGAACAAAAGCTGTATTATATACCGCCAATGACAATAAGCTTTATGTGTACCGACATAATAACCCATTGTTCTATTTAAGAAAAGAAGAAGGTGTTTATTTTAGCTCACTCAAAGATGGCCTAGAAAATATAGCAGGCAAAAATGAAAAAGTAAAAGAGTGTAAAAAAGATAAACTATTTATTTGGGAAAATGGAGAATTGTTGCAAACAATTAACATTAAACACAAACCTATACCAGCCACTAAAGTTATAAATACAAATTGGCAATCATATGGTAATTATAATAATATGGACAGGTATACAATACCCTCACGCTCAAGCATTTACGAACAAGCTAACATATTTGAACAAGATGATTGGGACACTATAGAAGAAGAGGATTATATTAAAGCAGAAAATTTGCAAAAGATAAGTCAAAGGCTACAGGAACTTGAAGAACATCTTGATATGGATGTCGACTCAAGACAAAGCTTAAGAGATGCAATAGTTGCTTTAGATGATATAGCTAACGAAATTTATTATTCATATTAAAACTTTAGATTATGGGAAAAGAATTAGAAGAAGGTTTGGTTATTGATTTGCATGGCGATGAACAACATGAAGATGACTGTGTTCGGCTACATAATGGAGATTGGTGTCATCAAGATGAATCAAAATTCAATGAGTCAGATGGAGAATATTATCATGAAGATGATGACTCTATAATGTGGTGTGAAACTACTGAATGTTATTATGATGAAGGAGATATGATTTATGGCGAACTGTATCAAGGTGGAGAGGGCTGGTTTCATCAAGACACTGACTATTCTTATTCAGAATATTCTGATAGATATTTTCAGTGTGCCGAAACAGCACGAGCCGCAGGATATGATTGGTCTAGCAATAGAGAAGACTGGATTCCAGAAGATGAATACAATGATTATGAGTGCTGGGATGCGACAGCAATCACTAAAGACACTATGTTTACTGAAACATATGGAATGCCTTATACATTTGGTGTTGAGATGGAAACTTGTGATGGTTATTTAGACTATACATCTAAATATAATCTTAAGTGTGTAGAAGATGGTAGTATAAATGCACAAGAATATGTAACAGGTATATTACAAGGCGATAAAGGCATGAAAGAATTAGAAGACATATGCCAAGCTATTAGTGAACAATGTTATGTTGATAAAACTTGTGGTGTTCATGTGCATATAGGTGGAGCTAACTTCAATAGAAGATTTGCTATACTATCTATTATGCTAGGACAAATGATGCAATCACAATTATTTAGAATTCAACCTAAATCAAGGAGAAAAAATACTTACTGCAAAGAAATACCTGAAAAATACAGGGAGTTAAGAACAGTAAATAAAAAACTATTTCCTTATACATATAAAAGAATGTTAAGGTTGCTTTCTAAATATATTGCTAATAGTTCAGAAGGATTTGACAAACATAATTGTAAAAAATCATCTAATCCTAATGGACACTATTCATCTACACGCTATAAGTGGCTCAATCTAAATAACTTTAGTTATAGAGATAGGGGAGACACCATAGAATTTAGACAACATAGTGGCTCACTTGATTATAATAAAATAAGAAGGTGGGTGTTATTTTGCATGAGTTATGTTAACTTTGTTGAAAATCATTCAAGAACCATAATAGAAGCTTATAATAGATTCCAAGAAGACCCAGCTATATGTATATCAATGCGTGAAGTATTGGTTGCAAGCTTAGGTAAAGAGGGAGATAATATAGCAGACTATTATGATAAACGTGAAGAACGATTTAATTAATCGCTACTCATTCACACATTCTACAAGGGGGGAGTTGTAATCATTTTTAACTATTATTATTAATACCAGTTATACTTTGTGTTCACGATTACCGATTTCTCCCTCCTATGTAGTTCACTATCATTAACATCAAATAATGCACTCTGAGTAAATACAGTATCTGCGCAGTACTTGCTAATAAGCTTAAATATTTACTTGCTTCGTGCATGGCCGTCTAGATAAGAATAATTGGTAGCTAAAATCTACAAGCTCTTTGCTTGTTAGAGGTAGCTTTAAACGAACCACAATGTTCTTATTAACTATATTGGAAGGGATATAGCAGGTAACTGAAGACACTGAGGAACCATTGAGTGTATTTATTTGGTGTTTTAATTATTAATTATTAAAATTGTAAAAAATTATGGGAAGATATTATAGTGGAGACATTGAAGGCAAGTTTTGGTTTGCAGTTCAATCTTCAGACGCAGCAGATAGATTTGGTTCATGTGGCTACGAGCCAAGTTATATTAAATACTATTTCGACAAAGGCCACATAAATAAAATTAAAAAAGAAATCAAAGTAATCAAAGAAAACATTGGTAAAAAAGAACTTGAAATATTAGAAAAGTTTTTTGATGAAAATGCTGGATACACAGAAGAAATGTTAATAAATGCTTTTGAAAAAAACAAGTTAACTAAAACAGAAGAAGATGTAAAATTTATGCTAAAAGAATATGCCGACTTAGGTTTAGGCAAAAAGATATTAAAATGTATAAATTCATATGGAGAATGCTCCTTTGATGCAGAAATATAAACAATAAAAAGAATTTAATTATGGCAGAATACATAGCAAGTATAGGAGACAAAGATTTACATGTCGAGTATACATACATACCAGAACAAGTAGAAAGATATCCAGACACAGAACCTCTTAGGTCTCATGTAGAAATAGGCAGAATATATGTTAATTATGGAGATTATAAATGTGATTTAACAGATATTATGTATGAAGTAGCTGATGATTGGTTAATTAACTTAGAGGCAGAAATCATAGAAAAATTAGAAGGATGAAAAGTTTATTTGATACATTCTGGAAAGAATACCCTCGCAAGGTGGGTAAAAAACAATCCCTTGACGCATGGCTAAGGCTCAAACCCTCGCCAGAATTATACTCTACAATAATGGAAGCTTTATCTAACCAAAAAAGATATAAAGTTACTTGTGATACCCATAATATATGGGCTCCAGACTTTCCTCACCCTGTGCGGTGGATTAAACACGAAAGATGGGAAGATGAAGTTCCAGAATTGTCAGATATAATCAAAGATTCAAAATTTATTTATAAACCGCCTAAAAACAATACAAGAGATGAAAGATAGAGACTATTTAGAAAAGGTTTTATTAGGCAAATTAATGTTAGGTAAAGAAAACTACTACGACAACCACTCATTATTAACAGCAGATTTATTTGAAAACCCTGAGCATAAGAGATTGTATATTATTATGGACTCATCATATCAAAATATGGGTAAATGTGATATGACAGAGTTTTACAATAAATCTAAAGACAAGTATAAGGCTATATCGTTAGCACAAGAATGTAACGATAGAGCTTATGACCCATACTTGGCTCAAAAGTTAATACTATTATTGTTGGAAAAAAATAAACTGAGTCAATTAGAAACACTTGCAAACACTATGAATAGAAAGATAACGAATAATGATGATTTATTCACTATCATTGACTATGCGGAAACTGAATTACAGAAAATTGGCAATGTTTCTAACGACAGGCTTGTTCATATTAGTGAGCAAATGCCTGGTATGGTTAGGTCTATTGAAAAAAATGTTAATAATCAAGGGATGACTGGTATTCCTAGTGGATTTAACGATATAGATAAGTTTACTAGTGGGTGGCAAAAACAAGATTTAGTTATTATTGGTGGAGCGTCATCTATGGGTAAGACTAGTTTTGCTCTTAATGTTGCTGTTAATGCGGCAGAAAGAGGTTATAAATGCGTGGTATTTTCTTATGAAATGTCTGTTAATCAAATGCTTATGCGTATGGTTAGTGGAGATGCTGGTATAGACAACAAGCACATGCTTAAAGGAGCTATATATCAAGATGAGTGGGGAAAAATACATAAAAGTATAGGTAGGTTTGATAAAATGCCTTTATATATTGATGAATGTAGAAACACTTCTCTTAAATATCTTCTTAATAGAATGCGTCAATATGTTATAACAAAAGAAGTTGATATGGTAGTCGTAGATTATCTTCAATTAATTAGTTATAATATAAGTGGACGAAGCAGGGAGCAAGAGGTGTCACATGTAACAAGAGCATTAAAAAATTTAGCAAAAGAATTAGATATAACAGTATTAGCGCTTTCTCAACTTTCTAGAAACGTGAGTAAACGCGATGGGGGTCGTCCTACTCTAGCCGATTTGAGAGAATCTGGGGAAATAGAGCAAGCTGCTGATACAGTTATATTTGTATATAGGCCTGAGTATTACAATATTACAGTAGATGAAAGAGGTAATAGTGTGGTAGGATTGGCTGAAATTATATTTGCTAAAGGTAGAAATATAGGTATAGGTAGTAAACATTTAAAATTTATAGATTACCTTACCAAGTTTGAAAATCTACCAACAATGTAATGTTGAAAAGTTGTTCTTTTTTACTTTGTAAATTGTTATTTATTTAGTAGATTTGCACCAGTATGATTAGTTATGAACAAGCTTTATCTAAGCTTTCAAAAAGATTAAAGATTAGCAAAACTCTTGCTAAAAAAGTAATGAACGAGACTTTTGGAGAATTAGAGAATGTAATCACAAACGGGAATAACTTTATGTTTAAAGGTTATGTAAAGTTTGTTCAGTCTAAGAATAAAAAGAAACCGATTAATAAAACCGAATTATTTAATTTAAAAACAAAAGACAAATGAAACCGAATATTATTGTTGTCGGACCATCAGGTTCAGGCAAGTCAACTAGTTTATCTAGTTTAAATCCAAAGACAACAGCTGTTCTTAATACAGAAAGAAAGCAGTTGCCGTTCAAAAATGCAAAAGATTTTATGAACGTTCCAATTAAATCTGTATCAGAGTTTCACTCAGCTTTAGACAAAGCTATGGAAAGTGATAAAATCAAAACTATAGTTATAGAATCATTTACATCTCTTATAGAAATTATATTCAGAGAAGCCGACATAAGATACAAGGGTTTTGATGTATGGAGTTACTATAACAAAGAGATAGATAAGATTTTAGATAAGTCTAAAAATTCTGATAAATATGTTATATTTACTGCTATTGATGGCGTATATGACGGCGACAATGGTGTTGAAGAGCGTTATGTTGCAGTAGATGGTAACAGATGGAAGAAAAGAGTTGAGAAAGAATTTGTAATTGCATTATTCACCGATGTGCATAAAGGTGATGAGGGTGTAAAATATAGATTCAGAACAAACACTACAGGTAGAGATTCTGCAAAGAGTCCTATGGGTATGTTTGAGGATTTACACATTCCAAATAACTTAGGTAAAGTTGTAGAGGCATGTGAAGAATACTATAAATAAGAGGATAATATTTAGCTTTAGTAAGAAAGATTTTTCATTGGTTCCTCTGATGCATAATACAACTAATGAAAAGGTTTAAATTTTATAAAGGGTACTTACTTGCCCTTTATATTTAATCATTAAAAAAATCGAATATGTTTCCAAAATTAGAAGAAACCGACGTAACATCGAATACAAATACACAATCGAGTTATTTAAAACCAGGAGCTCACACTGTTACTGTTAAAAGTTTTAAAACTAGTGATGAAAATGCGGGGTATCAAGGTACTCCCTACTTTGAGTTTATTGTAGAAAATCCAAATGGAGTAGCATTTTTAAAGTTTAATGGTGTTGATTCACATACAAGTGAAGCAGCAGCTAAAGTGAGAACTAGTATATTTAAAAACTTTTTAATGGCAGCTGGAGCTACGACCTACACGGACCCACAAATGGCAGCCAATAGTATTATAGGCAAAACACTTGAGGTTTGTTTAGCGTCAAGGGAGTATTGGACTACAGACAAAGACACCAATGCACCAGTAATAAAGTCAAGAACAGAATATAAATTTGCTAATCCTAAGGGACAAAAGATTACTTTCAAAGAAAGTTTTAATAAACCTTTGTCAGCTGAGGATAGGGCGGCTTATGAACAGGCGTTGAAATTACATTCAGCACCTTCTTCAGAAGTACAAACACCATTTTAATTATGAGAATGATAAATTACTTTGGCTCAAATTTGAGACAAAAAGATAAGTTTAAAATTGAATGTAGATTTTTAGGTATTACTTTATTTGAATTAAAGTTTGATATCTCACGCAGATGTTTTAAATTAGTTGTCCTTAACTTAGGTTTTGGAACAATGAATTGTGAGTGCTAATGATATATAAGCACAAAGCATTTATAAAAAACGGAAAGGTAACTT